TGCAAGGTGAAAACTTTCAACAAGCAGATGATTGGTATCAGCAGATGAAAGATTATTGTGATCCTAAAAAATATCCCACAACTCACTTTAATGGCTGGGCAATGGGTGGTCAAAACATGTGTGATGTGCATCTCATATTGAAAAGATTGGTGGCATTAAGATTTGATGGCTTATTAGAAAAAGGCGTTCATGATTGGATGCACTTTTTAGGCACATCCAAACTGGAATGGGCAGTGTTGCTGACAGATATACAAAGAGCAGTAAGAAAATATCACAATCCAAACTTTACTGTATCGTTTGATTGTGCTTCACCTTTCTTAGCATCAGCCAATGGACAAATTTACACAGAAGTAGATATCAAAGACAGAGAAAAATGGTCATATAGAATGGCTGCCAGCATAGATGATAAAAAATATGCTGGTGACACAAGATTATTCAAAGATGCTGTGTTACAAGAAAAAATATTTGACAATTTTCAAGACAGTCCTATCAGTAAAAGATTGCTGTTGAAAGACATCACTTGTTATGCTCCAGGAGATAAAAACAAAGTGGGTGGTGATCCCAAAACATCTTGGGATTCATTCAGTTACACACTGCAAATGGCACACAATGTTTGGACACACATCAATGCTGTGCAGGAAGCCAACAGACAGTATGACGCAGGTTTAACTCCACGCATGTTGGTAGAAGAAAAGTTTGATAAAGTAGCATTCAAAGACATAGTGGAAGCAATATTTGCCACAGACAATAGAGACACAGCAGAAGCAGTGATTGAGGAATACAATAGATTTTGGATGAGTATCATAGGCACCAGAGGCGCCACAGGCAAAAAAACAGTGAATGCTTCAACACAATTTTCTAACTTATTTGAGGAGGTATAGCATGAGCAAAAAGAACAAAAGTTTAAAAAAATTAGAACACGAATTTGATTACTATCATAGAAAAACTGAAGAAATGGAACAGGAAAGAGAACATGATAGAAGTTGGGAGAGCAAAGCATTATTAAAAAATTACAAAAAAATTAAACTGGCAATCAAAACACAGATTGAAGAATACAAAAAACAATTAAAAGCATGAAAACATTGGTGATAGGTTTGGGCATGGGACAACTGTATGCAAAAATTTTGACACAGTTGGGGCATGAAGTGATCACCATGGACACAGATCAAAACAAGCAAGCCACATTTGCCAATCTTGACACAGCCTTGTATGCACATCCTCAGTTGGATGCTGCGTTCATCTGCACTCCCAACTATACACATGATACGATTGCTCAAAAGATTGCCAAACATTGCCGAATAGTATTTGTAGAAAAACCAGGAGTACTCAATTCCAAAAGATGGCAGACACTGCAACTCACATATCCTCAAACTAGATTCATAATGATAAAAAACAACATGTGGAGAACATGGGAAGAAGAGTTTCATATTAGAACAGAAGCAGCAGAAGTGATTCATATCAATTGGATCAATCGTGATAGAGTACCAGCACCAGGCAGTTGGTTTACCACTAAAAAATTATCATTTGGTGGAGTCAGCAGAGATCTTATGCCACATCTGTTGAGCATATTCATTAATATGAACCCCAATCACTACAAAGAATTTCAAATAGAAAGCAATATTGTTAAACAAAATTGGAAACTGGATCAACTTACCAGCACAGAATATGGTTCGGTCAATCTAGATGGCACATATGATGTGGATGATTGGAATGAAATCACACTGAATGATGGTAAGAAAAAATATATTCTAACTGCTGATTGGCGCAGCATGGACAAAGATGACAGAGCAATCCATTGCTATCAGAGAGAAAAATTAGTTAAAAGTTTTGAACTAGGACTGTGTCCTGAATCAGTTTATGCTGACATGATTCGAAATGTTTTCGATAATATTAATAACGAGGAGTTTTGGAACCAACACAAAGAACATGATGTTTGGATTCATAACACAATCAATGACTGAAACTAAACTGTTATACACCAAAGGAGATGGCATGTTTCATGAAGGCAGTATAGATATTCCTGAATTAAATCCCGATCAAATTAGAGTAAAAAATATTATGACTGGAGTGTGTCGCAGTGATGTGGACATGATGCTGGGTAAATTCAAAACATTGCCATTGAATATGCAAGGTCATGAAGGATTAGGTCAAGTAACACATTTGGGCAGTGAAGTGAGCGATGTTCAGGTGGGAGATTTTGTGGCCACCAGAGGAGAACCTGCCTATGCTGATCAGTACAATTGTAATTTTGAAACTTATGTTAAAGTACCCGCAGCAGATCCTAAATACATTGTGGAGCCTGTGGCTTGTGGCATCAATGTGATCAAACAGTTTGAAACAGCAATCAAAAACAAAGCAGGCAACAGCAATAGATTGTTGATCATAGGCAGTGGGTTTTTATCTTATGTGGTATATACCTATTTACAAATAAAAAATTATCAGTTTGATGTCACTGTGTTGGGCAATCATAATAAAGAATTTTGGGGTAAAAAACTTAACCACAATGCTGAAGGACTGTTTGATGTTATAATAGATTTGAATACTAAATCAGAAGTGTTTGATAAAAATATGTTCAATGCTGAAGCATTATTGATACTGGCTGCTGAAAAAACAGAATCCGTTCGCACTAATTTTGCTCATCTGTTATGGAATGCTGTGACTGTGGGATTTCCCAGTCCTAGAAATAAAAAATTCATAGAATGTATGCGTGAAGCAGTGGATTTTATCGGCACAGGCAAACTGGATGTTTCTAATTTTTGGACCAAAGGTTACAGCAGAAGCACTGAATGGCGTGATGCATTTGCGGATGCTGTGAATAGATCAAACAATTATGCCAGAGGGTATATAGATTGGAGAAAATAATGTTGGACACACAATCGAGAAAAAAAGTAAAATTTTTCATAGGCAAAGAAGTGGAGAACACTGCTATGAAACATCAAATAACTTTATTTGTGGTGGGTGTACAAAACGTGGTGGACATTGTGAGGTATACTCAAAAAACTGCTGTGGCACACGTGTATTTAGGCACCAGTCAAAGTTTTACTCCAGAGACAGAAGAAGATTGGAGAGATTGGAATAATATTATCAACAAATTATTAGATTTAGGTCTTTGGGTCACATTGGATTATGATGTGCAATATGCAGAAATGGTATCAAGAATGAATTGGCATAAGAACCATCATTTTATCAATATGATATCTGTGAAAATACCTAACATCAAAACATTCAACTCAAACACAGTGATCAAGTTGGATGACGTCACGTGGGGTGCTACCAACACAGGAGTTTGGACACATGATTTGGACAAATTGATGACCAAAAAAACCTATACAGATTGGAGTGAATACAAGGGCGATTATCCTGTAGACATTGACAGCCATTGAAAAAGTTGTTATACTACAAGCCTAAATACTAAAACACATGAGCAATATGAAATCTAAAATTTGGGTAACATTTCGTAGAGAAGGCACGCACAAATATCCTGCGGCATTAACAGATCCAAAATTAAAAACTGGTGACGAATATGATGTGAGTTTTTTGGGTTATCCTCACAGACACATATTTCATTTTAAGGTAGCTATTGAAGTGTTTCACGATGACAGAGACATTGAGTTTATACAGTTTAAAAGATGGTTGGAAAACTTATATGGCAAAGGCACATTGGAATTGGATTATAAAAGTTGTGAAATGATTGCCACTGATCTTTATCAACAGATCAATGCTAGATATCCCAATAGAGAAGTAACAATTGATGTGAGTGAAGATGGAGAAAATGGTGCCACAATGACGTGGATAGCCAGTCAGTCTGTAACAATTAACTAGGTCAGAAGATGAAGATTTATATTGTGGATCTAGAAGAAGTAGAAACTAGATATACCAAGCAATGGAAAAAATATCTACCCATTCAATTAAAAAGACACACCAACACTGAAGTTCAAGTAATCAGTGGAGGAGATGCTGTAAAAAGTACCACTCCAGGTGCTTTTTTAAACTTTGGATTCACCAACATATACAAGAGCCGACAATTGGAACAGATTGCTGAAATGTTCAGCAATGGAGACATCAAAGATGGTGATTACTTCTTATACACAGATGCTTGGAATCCCACTGTGTTGCAACTCAAGTACATGGCAGAACTATTGAATGTAAAAATTAAAATAGGTGGCATGTGGCACGCAGGATCCTATGATCCACAAGACTTTTTGGGCAGACTGATAGGTGATAAACCTTGGGTGCGACATGCAGAGAAGAGCATGTTTGAATCATTTGATCACAATTACTTTGCCACAGATTTCCATATCGATATGTTTTTACACAATTTGATGGATCTGGGTAGAATGGCAGACAAAGAAACAGTGGACCATATGTTTCACACAGGCAAGATTGTGAGATGTGGATGGCCCATGGAATATTTGGATGCTGATCTCACAGGTTATAAAAACATTGAAAAAAAGAATATTATTCTTTTTCCTCATAGATTGGCTCCTGAAAAACAATATAATATATTTCAAGACTTGGCCAAAGAAATGCCACAGTATGAATTTGTGACTTGTTTGGAAGTGTGCAAAAATAAAAATGACTATCACAATCTTTTAGCAGAAGCCAAACTGATTTTCAGTGCTAATTTACAAGAAACATTGGGCATCAGTTGGTATGAAGGTGCAGTATTGGGAGTGATTCCTATGATTCCTGATCGTTTAAGTTATAAAGAAATGGCTCATGAAGAGTTCAAATATCCCAGTGCATGGACAGAATCTTTGGAGCACTATCAAAAACACAAACATCTGCTGAAAGGAAAAATAGAAGATTACATGACCAACTACAAGAAATATGCTCCATTGGTACACAAACAAAAAATATCATTGGCAGAAAACTTTTTTAGTGGCAAACAACTTTACCAAAGGATCGCAAATGGAAGATAAAAATATCAAACAAAATGTCTATCAAACAGATTTCAATTACACTGCCAACACAGGCACCAACACAGTATCAGCCACCACCATATCAGTGCCCTATGGATTTGGAGCTGCATCAGTCACCACCACAGGTATTGATTTTGAAGCAGATGCTATGAAAGGTGTTAATTTTGAAGATTACAAACTGCCTATCTTATGGGAAGACATCATGCCTGAAATGCACAGAGTGAAAGAGATGTGCGAACAATATCCCACATTGGACATTGCGTTTCAAAAATTTAAGAACATCTACAACATTGTGGTGGATGATTATGACAACAAGATGCAACTGAGAATGCCTTTTTAAATGGAAACTGTCAATAAAAATTACTTTACTATGATCCAGATGCGTGCAGCACTGTTGAACATACATCAACAACTGACGGATCAGCAATGGTTGCCTGAAGTGATATTGGGTGTGAACAGAGGAGGCTGTATACCAGCCATATATCTGTCGCACAAATTGGATATACCGCATCAAGCATTAAACGTGAGCTTGCGAGATCACGCAGATATTCCAGACCTACGCACACTGGAAAAGGTGTATGCTTGGCAGAAAAGGGTGTTGATCTTGGATGATATCAATGACACAGGAGCCACTTGGAATTATATCATTAATAATTTTGGCAAGCCTGAAAGATTGCGATTTGCTGCCATACTGCACAACACTGCCAGCACCTATCAAGAAATAGATTACAAAGGGTACGTGATTAACAAACTGGAAGATCCTAGATGGATTGTGTTTCCTTGGGAGCAATGGTAGAATGGACACCACAGATACTTTGGGACAAGCACAGAAAGAAGGCCGAGCTCCTTGGTCAAAAATAGTATATGATCTAAAAGATTGTGTGTGGTACGAGGATGGTTATCCTGTGACTGAAGGACACGCATTGCTGGTACCCAAGGTGGCCAGTCAACAGAATATCACCAAGTGTTTTGAATTGGCACTGAAGATTGGCAACGAAAATATTCAAAAAGGATTGATAGATGGTTACAATATTGGCATTAACGTGGGAGAGGCAGCAGGACAGACTTGCATGTATCCACACGTGCATCTGATTCCAAGACGCAAAGGAGATATGGAAGATCCCAGAGGTGGTGTGCGTCATGTGATACCTCACAAAGGAAATTATAAAAAATGAGCAGAGCACTTTTCATAGGAGACAGTCACACTTGTGGATATGTCACTGTGCCTAACAAAATAGGTCCAGGCAGTTATACCTATTGGAATGATAACAACTATGCTGAAATTTACAACACAGTGAACGATAAACCTGTGTGTATCTATGCACATGCAGGCACAACCAACAGAATGTACACTGATTGGATGAAACACATGTTTAATATATTTCCAGACACAGATGAAGTGTTTGTTTGTTTGGCACCATTGAATAGATTTGTGTTGGCTTTTGATGAGAAACTCACAGATGAAGCATTACCATTGGATTATTTTGTACATGAATGTGAACAGAGCACAGAATCAGTAAAAAAATATTTGGATCTACTATTGAAAGAAGGCCGAGTACAATTGTATAATAAACCCACAGCAGAAGACTACAATCGATTTCCAGGTTTGCAGATCAATGAAACAGAAGGTTTGCAACAGCCAGACATAAGGAAAAATACTTTTATGGAAATCAAACTGTTTTTTGAATTGAACACACATTTGGAACGTCGTGATTTTCTATTGAACGTGTTTGCTTGGGACAGAATTTGCGCAGATAATAACGCTAAACTTTATGTGTTTAATTTCATGAACAGATTAAGATGGCCCCAGAGTTTGGAATATTATGGTGTATTAAAAAATACCACTGTGGCAGAAAAAACCATTGAACAATTCATGCTGGACAATAATGTGAATCCCACTGATTATCTATTGCATGACAAAGAACATTACAATTTTGATTATCACAAATTGATTGTGGAGAAATATATACCATGGATGAAAAATCAAAAAAAATCTTAATTATTGGTGATAGCTTTGCCTGTGAATGGCCCAATGGTATCACAGGGTGGCCCAGTCAATTGGCTACAAAATATCATGTGACTAATCTTGCACAGGCAGGTGTGAGTGAATACAAAATACTACGACAGCTGATGGATTTTACCCAAGTTAATCCTTGGTGGCAGCATGATTATAACTGTGTGATTGTGAGTCATACCAGTCCCAGTAGAGTACACACACCAAACCATCCCATACACAAAGAAGGATTGCACAAAGATTGTGATCTCATTCTAAATGACATTGAATCTCGTAACAGTTGGTTTAATAAAAGTTTAGATACTGCCAAAAATTGGTTTAGATATCACTATGATGATCAGTACCAAAAAGATATCTACAGATTGCTACGCAGAGAAATACACAGAAGATTGGAGCAAATCACCAGTCTACACATAGACAATTTTGGTATCAGTAACCATTTTGTAGAGGAACGGAATCTGCTGGACTTCAGCATGATCTGGCCTAACTACAGAGGGGAGATCAATCATTACAATGATGAAGGTAATCAAATTGTTTTGGCACAAATCATTGACAAACTGGAACAAATCTGTTAAAATAATACAATATAAGGAGTATAATGAAAGTATCAGAAAAGATTAAACAAAGACTGATTGCGGCTGGCGTGAATTATCATGCTGATGACAATATTTCAGATCACATTCAACCAGGTGAATTAGAACTGTTGGAACAAGAACTATCTGAATCGTTTTCATCTGTGCTGAACAGTCTTGTGATTGATACCAACAACGATCCTAATAGCAAAAATACAGCACATAGATTGGCCAAGATGTATTTGAAAGAATTAATGAGTGGAAGATATGAATCTAGACCCGATGCCACAGCATTTCCCAATGTGGGAGAAAATGCTTACACAGGCATGTTAGTGGTGCGTTCTGAATTGAAATCAGTGTGCAGTCATCATCATCAACCAGTGAGTGGCGTGGCATATATTGGAATTATACCCAATGGTAAAGTTATAGGATTGAGCAAATACACAAGAATAGCTCAATGGTGTGCTAGAAGAGGCACACTGCAAGAATCTCTGTGCAATGACATTGCCAATGAGATTGAAATGGCCACAGGAGCCAAAGATATAGGAGTGTACATACAAGCCACACATGGCTGTTGTGAAAACAGAGGCATTATGGCACACAGTTCATTGACTCAGACCACTGTGTTAAAAGGTGCTTTCAAAGATGATGCTGGCACTAAAAAAGAATTTATGGATAATATTAACCTTCAACAACAATTTGCACCAAGATAGGAGACACAGATGACAAATAAAGAAGGACCATTCTACGCAGCATTCCGAGGTGATACCACAGGTGTTATCAAACAAGAATTAGTCACTTACAAAGTTAAAGATGGCATTCTAATTAAAGAAACTGTGCAGAGAGATTATAACAATTCAGGAGAAGATTATATTGATTCATCCACTTCAACCCCATTGGGAGAAATTAAACATGAACATACAGCCTAAAGATACCAGCCGAGGACATTTTTACATATCACTGATCAAAAGTGGATTTAGAATCATTGCAGGATTAAGTTTAGTATTTGGACATTTTGTCACTGCTGGATTTTTATTCATACTGGCAGAATTATTAGGAATAGCAGAAGAATTAGTATAATGAGCAAAATTAAAATAGCAGAATTATTTTACAGCATACAAGGAGAAGGTCGCTATATGGGTGTGCCTTCGGTGTTCTTAAGAACATTTGGCTGTAATTTTACTTGTGCTGGATTTGGATTGCCCAGAGGCATGCGTAGTGATGAGAATGACAAAGTATTCGAACAGCACAAACAATTTCCTTTTAAGAGTTATGAAGAGCTGCCTTTAGTAAACACAGGCTGTGATTCATATGCATCATGGGATCCACGATTCAAAGATTTATCTCCCATGCTGACATCAGATGCCATTGTGGAAAGAACAATGGAAATATTGCCTCATAAACGATGGGTGGATGAACATTTTATATTCACAGGCGGTGAACCATTGTTGGGTTGGCAGAGATCATACCCAGATGTATTGGAACATGTGAAGATGCAAGGTTTAAAAGAAATCACTTTTGAAACCAATGGCACACAAAAATTACATGCAGATTTTAAAAAATATCTCACTGAATGGAGTCAGAAAAACGGTAGAAGCAAAGAATCCATAACATTCTCTGTGAGTGCAAAATTAAGTGTGAGTGGAGAGAAAAGAGAAGAAGCCATACTGCCTGAAGTGGTGGCAGAATATGGTGAAGTGGGTCATGTGTATTTGAAATTTGTGGTGGCTACCCGAGAAGATGCTGAAGAAGCAATTCAAGCAGTGGCAGATTATCGAGCAGCAGGATTCTCGGGATCAGTGTATCTGATGCCTGTGGGTGGAGTAGAAAGTGTCTATCATATGAACAATAGAACAGTGGCAGAACTGGCAATGAAGATGGGATATAGATACAGTGATAGATTACAGGTGCCATTGTTTAAAAATGCATGGGGTACATAATGGAGGGAAAAGATATGGGAATATTTGATAAAGTTAAAAAAATATTTAAAAAAGAAGACGCAACTGAAAACAAAAGCGAATCACATCAAGCATTATTGCGTGAAAAGGAAGCAGCAACCAAAGCAGGTAAGCCTTGGGTGGCAGTGTTGGAAACTCATGTGAACAAAGAAAACATCAGAAATGGATTTTTTGAACTGGATTGGAACAATGCTTTCATAGAAGAACTGATCACAGCAGGATACAAAGGTGAAACCAATGAAGAAATAGTGGAAGGATGGTTTAGAGAAGTCACTAGAAATGTGTTACAGGAACAAGGACAAGATGCTACACGTGGAGCTGGTTATATCAATGTTAATAAATTAGGAAAAGATAGATCAGAAATTAGTTAATGACTTACTTACTTGTGGATTTAGCCAATGTATTTTTTAGATCACGCCATGTGACCAATGGAGATGTGGCGGAAAAAATAGGTATGGCTCTACATATTACTTTAAATGGTGTAAGAAAAGTATGGAAAGACTTTAAAGGTGATCACGTGGTATTTTGTTTGGAAGGACGCAGTTGGCGCAAAGATTTTTACGCACCTTACAAACGCAACAGAAGTGATGCACGTGCAGCACTCACTGCCAAAGAGAAAGAAGAAGAGACAGTATTTTGGGAAACTTTCGATAATTTTAAAGAATTTATACAGAACAAAACCAATTGTACAGTGTTACAAAATCCAAGATTGGAAGCAGATGATTTAATATCTGCTTGGATACAAGCTCATCCCAAAGATCAGCATGTGATCATCAGCACAGACAGTGATTTTGCTCAACTGATTTCTCCTAATGTGAAGCAATTCAATGGTATTTCAGAAGTAACCATCACTCATGAAGGGTACTTTGATCAAAAAGGCAATGCTGTGAAAGACAACAAAACAGGCGAAAACAAAACAGCACCTGAACCAGAATGGCAATTGTTTGAAAAATGTGTGCGTGGAGACAGCACAGACAATATATTTTCTGCTTTTCCAGGAGTGAGAACCAAAGGTACCAAGACCAAAGTGGGTCTGCGTGAAGCATATGAAGATAGAAAGAACAAAGGATTCAATTGGAACAATATGATGTTACAGAGATGGATGGATCACGAAGGTGTGGAACACAGAGTATTGGATGATTACAATAGAAATGTTATATTGTGCGATTTACGAGCACAACCAGATGAAATAAAACAAATTATGGCTCAAACTGTGGCAGAAGCAGCCAACCCCAAAGCAGTGGAACAAGTGGGAATCAAATTGATTAAATTTTGTGCCAAATGGGACATGCAAAGAATTGTGGACCAAGCACAGAGTTATGCTGAACCATTGAATGCAAAATACAAAGCAACAGAAGAGGTCACAGCATGACAGTGATTGCTAAACCTATATTGGACGGCAAATTTTGGATACTGGAATCTGAAGGTATTAAGTTAGGCACACTGTGTCGTCAAGAAGATCACAGATATATGTTCAGTTGTGCCACTGGTACAAAAATGTTTGACACTGAACAACAATTGCGACAAGAATTCAAAGGTGATTGGTTGTGGGGTAATACCACTGTGACTGTTACTCAAGAATCCATTGCAGACATCAACACAGTGTATGGATATCCCACTAAATTTGAACCTTGTAATCCAGTGTTTGACGTGCAGAAGAAATTGCCATTGTTCACCAAAAGTAAAAAATCCAAATCACTGTATTGTGCTGGATATTACATTATTAAATTTGAAAAAGGGTGGGTCAAAAGTTTCTGTCCCAAACTGCTCACCATAGACAGATATCCCAACAAAGGACCATTCAAAACATTGCTGGAAATGAAACAAGAACTCAGCAGTGCCAACAAACAGGAAGGACACACAACAAATGAGTAATGCACCCATTAACACAGCACCTTTGCAACAATTGATACAACAGATCAAAGTGGCTGATCAAAGCAATCAAAAAGAAGTAAAAATTGACATTGCCACTGCTAAAAATGTGGCCTACACACTGGGCATTGTGATGAGTAGATTGGCAGGCAATTATGAAGAACTGTTGACCAAAAAAGACAAAGAAGAAACCATACAGATACAGATGGATGGGGGCAAACTGTGAGCATTACTGACAAAGAAATAGAGCAGATAGCCAGTACCAATCTACCCAACAATCATTTTAATCCTTACATGACTGCTCCTGAATACTTCCAAGAAGAGGGCGAAAACATGTGGATTAGATTCAAATTAAAGGCGTTTTTTCCCTTGCTTGGCATCAGTTTGATGTCTACAATTGCACTGGTGTGTGTGCTGCTATACACCTTGTTTTAGCATAAATTTTGTGGTGTCCGCACCACTGTACCAAAAAAATATCTTACCAAAAGACATAAATATACGTGCTTAACTCAGTTCACAAGGAAAACATGAGTAGACCCAAGCCTACAGTTCTTTTGGAGAACGTTAATAAAAAAGACTACAAATCCGAACAAGTTTTGGATGCAGAAGCCATCTGGGCAGTGTTTTACAAGAACAAACCATTCAATCTTAAATCATCCAACATGACCACCAATTATCCTGGTCCCAAATACAAGAAGGTTTCTTTTTCCAATCCAGGACATGCATTCAATCTTGCCAAAAAACTCAACACTCTTTTCAATGTGCAGGATTTCACAGTGGTCAAACTCACACAAGGTGAAACAGTCACCGAAAAATAATGGACTGGAAAACTACCTACACTAAAATTTTCCTGCAGCAGGCCAACATCACTATCACAGACAGCACCATACGTGAATACATGCCTATCTGGTGGCGCAACAGTCGTGTGAAAGATGAAGGAGGATTGCGTCTCACTGAAGAAGGTTTAAAGTTTGTGCAGGATCGCTTGCAATTGCACACTTATGATGTGCCTTTTCCACAGGAATTCACTATCACCACACAGGTGTTGATATTCCTAGACAAATTCATAGACTGTCCATACTATCTAGCAGCAGATGGCATCATTGTGACCAATGAGAAAAAAGCCATGGAACTTCACTTATTTTCAGGTGATATACGCAAGTATGGTTTGATCAAAGCCATGTCCAGACCATTAGAATCCTAAAATTATCCACAATACACAACAGTTTTAAACCACTGAATCTGAACACTTTTTTCTTCCAAAAAAGTTTGACTTCTTCGGCCACAGATGCTATTATGTACATAACACTAAGGCACTGAAACAAACATAAAAGGAGTACAACATGGCCAAAGCAGACAAAGACAGTTTAGCAGTTAGACAGATCAGTCCCAACAATGCTAAAAACAGCATAACACACGCAATCAACAAAAAACGTCCATTATTTTTATGGGGAGCACCTGGTATTGGTAAATCAGACATCGTGCATCAAATTGCTCAAACCATCGATGCTCACGTGATAGACATCAGATTGAGCTTATGGGAACCCACAGATATTAAAGGCATACCTTATTACAATGCCAAAGAAAATAATATGATTTGGGCATCACCCAGTGAATTACCCACAGAAGAATTTTCAAAAAAACACAAAAGAATTATATTATTTTTGGATGAAATGAATTCAGCCGCTCCATCAGTTCAAGCGGCAGCATATCAATTGATCCTAAACAGAAGAGTGGGCACATACAGGCTGCCTGAAAATGTGGTTATTATTGCCGCTGGTAATAGAGAAGCGGACAGAGGTATCACATACAGAATGCCTGCACCATTGGCCAATAGATTTATCCATATAGAAATGAAAGTGGATTTTGATGATTGGTTTCAATGGGCTGTACAGAACAACATACACAAAGATGTGGTGGGGTTCTTAACATTCAGCAAGAAAGATTTATACGATTTTGAACCTAAGAGTTCAGGCAGATCATTCGCAACTCCCAGATCTTGGGCATTTGTCAGTGAATTGTTATCTGACGAATTGGACGAGAATACCACAGCCGATCTAGTGAGTGGAGCAGTGGGCGAAGGACTAGCAGTAAAATTCATGGCTCACAGAAAAGTGGCTAAGGACCTACCAAATCCATCTGACATCTTGTCAGGGAAGGTAGAAAAAATGAAGACTAAAGAAATCAGTGCCATGTATTCCTTAACAGTCTCCCTTTGCTACGAACTGAAAGACGCATGTGATAAGAAAGATAAGAAGTTTAATGACAAAGTTAATAAATTTCTTAGATTTGCTATGGATAACTTCGATACTGAAATTGTTGTGATGGGCATTAAACTTGCTCTTACACAATATCAATTACCGATTGATCCAGACTCTATCAAATGTTTCGATGAGTTTCATGAAAAGTACGGCAAGTACGTTATTGCCGCACAAAAGGTCACTCCTAAAGAGTAACCATCATGGGGCACTCTGCAGTGCCCCATACACTTTAAAAGAATTATGAACACAAAACAGCAAGAAAAATTAAACAAACTACAACAAGAAGTGTTGGATAAAATTATTGTGGCAAGAGTAGGACTGTTGTTGAGACATCCTTTCTTTGGCAACATGGCCACTAGATTGGGCATTCAAGAATGTGATGATTGGTGTCCCACAGCAGCCACTGATGGCAAAAATCTTTACTACAATACCAAGTTTTTCAGCAAACTTTCTGCTAGAGAAATTGAATTTGTGATAGCACACGAAATACTTCATTGTGTGTTTGATCACATTGGTAGAACTGAACAAAGAGATAGACAAATATATAATGTGGCTTGTGATTACATTGTGAACAACACATTAGTGAGAGACAACATTGGTGAAAAACCCAAAGATATTCCAATCTTCCAAGATTTTAAATATGAAGGGTGGAGTTCAGAAAAAGTATATGATGAAATTTATAAAAAATATGATGAAAAACAATTGCAAAAATTGGGTCAACTGTTGGATGAACATTTGGATTGGAATGATGACCAAAGCAATGGTGGTGGCAAAGACAATAAAGATAACAAAGACGGTGGCAAACAAAAAAAGCCCGCATTCAGCAAAGAAGAATTAAGAAAAATACGAGATGAAATTAAAGATTCTATATTGCAATCTGCACAGGCAGCAGGTGCAGGTAATCTTCCCAAAGAAGTGGAAAGAATTGTGCAGAGTATGACAAATCCTAAAATGAATTGGAGAGAAATACTGCAAACACAAATTCAAAGCACAGTTAAAAGTGATTACAGTTTTATGAGACCCAGCCGTAAAGGATGGCATTCAGGTGTGGTATTGCCAGGTTCTCAGTTTGAACAAACCATAGATGTTGCTGTGGCCATTGATGCCAGCGGATCCATCAGTGAAAAACAATTGACAGTGTTTCTGAGTGAAATCAAATCTATCATGGATCAATACAAAGATTACAGAATAAAAGTATGGACTTTTGACACTGAAGTGTACAATGAAAAAGATTACGGTCCCAATGATGGTGACATCAGCCAGTATGAAATCACAGGTGGTGGCGGTACAGATTTTATGTGCAATTGGGATTACATGAAAAAAAATGATATTGTGCCCAAAAGATTAATCATGTTCACAGATGGATATACCTACGACAGCTGGGGAGATCCTCACTATTGTGACACAGTGTTTGTGATACACGACAACCACAACGAAAAAATCGAAGCACCATTCGGCATCACTACCAAATACGAGGACTGATGTTGCAAAAAAATGGTGAGCCCAATGCTCTAAATTTTTTTGGTATTAGGAAAGTGGTAAAACCACTGCCACATTTCACTTATATGCAGATCCGATTTGATTATGGTGTGCAGGACAAATTGGATGATTGGATACGCATCAATCTCAAAGGCAGATTCTACACAGGAAAAATGGTACAGAACTCCCAGGATAAGAAAGTGGAGTATGCCATCAAAATTGGTTTTGAAGACTCCAAAGAACTCACTCTATTCACTTTAGGTTGCCCTTATATTATCAACAGTTAAATAACTGCTGTATATACAAAAGGAGAAACCAAAATGAACGAACAAACAAAAACTGCAGTGGCGCCTGAGCAGGCCAAAGCTGCCACTCCTGCTGGAGCTCCAGACAACAAATCAGGTGATCTCACTGTGCAGGATTTAAACACAATCAAAGCCATCATCGATGTGGCATCACAAAGAGGTGCATTCAAAGCAGCAGAAATGCAAGCGGTAGGCACCACATACAACAAACTTGAATCTTTTTTAAATGCTATTCAAGCTCAACAACAAGCAGCTCAAACAGCAAACAAACCAGCTGCAGCACCAGTGACTGGAGATAAGAAATAATGAGTGAAGTGAAACATTTGGGCAGATTCAAAGACACCAAAGAAGTAGTAGGAGTGGTGTATAGAGTATTGCCCAGTGATCCTGAACACGCATTGGTGGTACCCACCAGCAGTTTGGAATCAGATGAGCACACAAGACTGATGGATTTAATCCACAGTGCTGCCAGTCAAACTTCATATGAATTAGCTGAAGCAATGGCCCGTACCCCATTGGGTGATGGTTCCATTATGCTGGCTAGATTCCACGTGAAAGGATTGATGAAAAAAGTTAAAGCCAACGAAATAGAAATGACTCCAAATCAATTCACCACCATCAGTTTGGATGCTTTGAATGCTGCCATAGCACAGCAAAAAGGTTTGAAGATTGCTGAATTAGCACTTACGCCTGGCAATGAAACACCAGCAAACACACAAGCTAGACAGATAGTGAATCCAGTGATAGAATCTGTGAAGAACGAAACAGTGATGACTGACGAGCAATTGGCTGCCAAATTGAGAAGTGATGCTGATAGATTGTACAAAGAAGCAGCACGACTGAGAAAACAAGCAGACGAGCTCAAACACAAACACTCTGAATAATTGCACAGTATGGTGATATTTGGCAAAAAAAATTTGCCCAAAAATGTGGTGGATCATTGGCCCGAAGTATTCAGTGATGTCACGGTGCGGGCCATACCCATTCAATACCTGCTGGCCATCAAGGTCACTTTTAAGGATGGTAAAAAATGGGATATCAAAGTCAAAAACAACACAAAAAAACTCACCAACAGCAATCTAGAACAGACATTAAATGATCTGTTTAAGACCTACACAGACAGCATCAAAAATGTGGATTTTAGACTGGACACAGAAAAGGTCAAAAAAGACATTGAAAAACACACCAAAAAGTTCTTTAAAAAGTAAAATGTACAAGGCCATAAACCCAATTGTAGATATAAATACACAAGTAATACACAAGGAGCAACACAGCATATGGCACTCAAACTAAGACGTGGATCAAACGCACAAAGATTGCTGATAACCCCAGCAGAAGGGGAATTAATCTACACCACAGATACCAAACTATTATATGTGGGTGATGGAACCACTGCAGGCGGAGTGGCTGTGGATTCTGGTGCAGCCACAACATTCTTAGGCATTGCCAGCAATATTACTCCTGATGTAACCAACACTCGCAACATAGGTGCAGTGGGCAATGTGTATGCAACAGGTCGCTTCACCAGTTTGTTTGGAAATTTAACAGGCAATGTGAGCGGCAACGTCACAGGCAATGTCACAGGTAATCTTACTGGAAATGTGGATGGCAACGTCACAGGAGATTTGGTAGGTTCTGTGTTTGCTGATGACTCCAGCACAGTGATAGATGCTATTCAGAAGAAAATTTTTGGATCTTTGTATTCCAACGTGAATGGAAACTTGTATGTTTCTGTGGATCCCAGCAACAATTATCTAACCAACGGCGACATTGTGATGCAGGACAATGTGATCACACTGTTGAACGGACTGGACATAGTGCAATTCGGAACCAACAACTCAGCACTGGGTGTAGGCATAAGAATCAAATCACCAGTTATCAGTAACAAAGCCATTGAAACCACTTCACTCACAGATGGTGTCAATGCTGACAGTTTTGAAATTCAAGTATCCAGAGGCACTTTAAGTATTCCCACTTCTGTGCAACAAGGTGATCCATTGTTCACCATAGTGGCCAATGGCTATGATGGATCTGCATACAGATTTTCCAGTGCCATGTTTGCCAATGTGGAAACAGACTCCAACAATCCAGTATCACCAGGATCAGTGCCAGGCATCATAGGTTTTGTTACTTCTGATGATGGCGGATCTACTTTAAAAAGTTTAGTATTCAATTCATTTGGTGAACTAGGAGTGAACTTAACCACTCCCACTGCCACATTATCAGTGGCAGGCAATGCATCTTTCAACACTGCAGCTGGTGTGGAAAAAGTTTTGACCGGAATGAATTCAGGCACATACACACAAGTGACCAGCAGCACTCTGGAAACCTACACAGCATTGACTTATGCTCACGCAATTTACAGAGCAGCCAAAGTGACCATTCACGTGCATTGGAGTGCCAATGACAGCTATATTGGAGAATTTTTAATTGCGAACGGTACTGGAGCAGCCAGCATACAATCTATTCAATCCACATTTACCGGCTCCAACCCAGTGAATGCCGTCACAGCTGATATCAGTGGAGCAAACGTGAGATTGAGAGTGCAGACACCTAACACATTTTCATCTGGTACGGTTTTCAAATACGAAGTACACTTCACTAACTTCGTAGCATACTAATACTTTTTATTTTAATTTTTTAACAATTTAGATTGTTTGATTTTATAATCAGCCCAACTGCGATTGGTCCATTGAGAAGGTTTGTAATCTATATTTTTTGATTGAATAACATAACGTGACGGCACGGTATCGTACAGTATCATTTTTTTATTCACAGCAGCATCACGTAACATGATTTGATGTAAAAAATTTGTCACAGGTTTGCCTGGCACAAAATCACACCAAGGTCCGCATTTTAATTGTTCCAAGTCAATGGTTTTAACATCACTCCACTGTATGATTCTGTGAGTAATACCGTTGATGTTCACCATGTAGTGGTAAAGATTGTCATCTGCTGTGTGTTTTTCCCAATGCCATCCTTTGCGATCACAAATAGATTTGATTAGAGCTACGTGATCACTGAGAAAAAATCTAGGTTCATTGGGTGCTCTGCCTATGTCTGATCCAGCTCTTATTCTATATTGCCAACTTTTATCACCCAAAGATTGAATCTCCTCCAGCACCTCTTCCATATGATCCAAACTCTCCAATGTATATCCCACATAGTACACAAAAATTCCTTCTGCAATACAATTTTCTATGCCTTGCAATTGTTTTTGGTGCACTGTGTGTCCTTGATAGGTGTGATGATTTAAACCAATCATAACCATGGTGGTGCCAGCAGCCGCAATTTCCTTAACCCATGCTCTGTCAGATAATTTTACTCCATTGGTCAATATGCAAACATCTGTGGGTCTACCTAATCTTTGCAATAATTTTTTTATCTCATGTATGAGTTCAGGAAGATCCTTACGCACTGTGGGCTCAGCACCTGCCAATATCACTGCGCCAGATTCTGCATGAAATTTTTCTTCGATTTGTTTACAGATACTTTCTATGGATCGATCCAGCAATTTATTGTCAGGTTTATGATAACAATGTGGGCAATTTAAATTACATTTGTCAGTGACCTCCACCATTATACCATGTGGTATGGTGTAACCTTCCACATCATAATGCAGTTGCTGATAAAATTCGATATCTCGTTCCACCATGTGCTGCATTACGCCATGCTCTTCACAGGTTTTTACAAGATATACTCCATCTTCACGTGTGATACGCTCTGCTTCACAGTGTCTATAGCAAACATCACACAAACTGATAGTTTTTGTATCTTCCATGATTATTTGTACAATGCTATAGCAGCATCTATAAATTCTTTGGGATAATTGTTTCTAAAACTTTCCAAACACAATATTTGCAAACTGGCAAAATCTGTGGGAGTGTGTAGGTCAATTTGCAGTTCTTTCATTTTGGGCAGCAAAAATGTTCTTCTGTCTTGAGAGATGTGACTGAAATGATCCTGCACTGTGATGAATGGTTCACTCTTGTGGTAACAAAAGAAATAGTTCACACTTTTTAATTTGCCTTCCACTATAAAATAGCTGCTGGGGTGTAGACTATACTTGTACAAGCCCAGTGTTTTGTGTGCTTGCAGTATCTCCAACATTTGTTCACGCCAGTTGGGCAACACTGTATCCATGCCCACTGTGTGACTCTGTTCCCAAAAATCCACACCATTGATGCCATAGATAATTTTTTTATTGTCATAATCTATTTCCAATATGTCAGGAATGTGTTCTGGAAAATTGTGATGCATCATCAGCAGCATGTCCACTTCTCTCTGCCACTTTTGTTCCATCAGTATGGGATCCATCACTTCATTTTGATCTCGATGATAAGCAGTGTCGTTGTGAAACCACTGCACAAATTCTGTCTTATTTTGATTGATAAGACTGGTGTACACAAGATTGTTCCTGCACAATCCTTTGCCTGGCACGTCGTTGTAATAGTAATGATAATTTGGTTTCATATTAGAGCGTGTTTGTGCAAGTATTTATGGTCATTCAAAAGGTCCAAAAATAAATGTGTTCACACATAAGTAATACATCATGTCAGACAATAAAAAATTATTGGTATTTCATTCTATCGGATGGTTTTTATTTTTTATCAGTCTTGTTTTTTTACCACTTGTCACACTGATATACTGTTTAATCATTGGCTATTTGCTGGCAGTGTTTGGACACATCATAGGACTGCACAGATACTTCACTCATAAAAGTTTCAACACAAATAAATTTTGGCATTATTTTTTATTGTTCTGCAGCAGCATAGTCACCTTAGGTTCCACTGTGGCGTGGACTGCTGTGCATTTGAAACATCATAGATTTTCTGACACTGAACAAGATTCACACTCTCCCAAATTCAAAGGACACTTCAAAGTATTTTTTGGATATTTCTTTGATGCTTATGATGTGGAACCTAGATATGCAGCAAGACTTTTAAAATATTCTGAACATAAATTTGTTCATAAACATTATTTTAAACTGTTATCTTTTTATATTGTATTATTGGCTATTATTAACCCCATATTGATTTTTCCTTTGTGGGTGTTTCCCACAGTGTTGAGTGTGGTCATGGGTGGCATAGTGAATGTTTTCAATCATTGGAATGGTGAAGTGTCTGACAGCAAATTAATAGCATGGACTGTGGCTGGTGAAGGATGGCACAAATATCATCACATCAATTCCACTGCTTGGCGTAATCCTTTTCCGGATTTGTCTGGATTTTTTATTCGACTTATAAAGTCCAATCAATAGGCCATCTGCCGTATTGATCCAATTGTTGATAGAACACTTCTACGTTCACTTTCCAAATGGTTTGTTCGGTTCCTCTGTAAAACATTTCACCACAGTGCTCCAAACAACCTGTTTTGGCCAATATGGGAGCCCAAGTTCTGTGAACTCTCTGTTGAGTGCCCCAGCTGTTTTTGTTTGAAGTGATATAAAAATTTTTATCTTTGCCTGCCCATTCTATGCCAGCAGTCATAAAAAATTGTGGACTCACATGCTGATGTTCGACTATTCCCGTTCGGGTTCTTACTCTTTTAATGGGCATACGATCTGTGAACGCACAAGATCTCACAGCAATACGAAAACAATTTGGTCCCATTTCATCAAAACTGTGAGCAGCAGTGGTACCAACTATTTCATTGTTGTAATAGAGAATCCAGACACGTGAAAGTCGTTCTGTGGAGACACTGTCCACCAACATTTTTTTGCTGCTGTTGTTTTTGAACCCTTTGGATTCCGCTTGAAGATAAAATTCTGTCAAATCAATTGATTCAGAATATGGTACCAATTTGTAATTCATAAATATTTTTGTCCACAATATTTAACACTAAATATTTGAATGATAAGAGGAATTGGTGGTCGACCATATATTGATTTAACTCCACATTTGGATATAGAAGGTTTTAGGAAATTACATCCTGAAATTTGTCGAGGATTTGCTTTGGCTAGAGAATATGCCAAAGAAGGCACATGGATGTCACCAGGATTCAACATCAAAGACATGAGCTATACTCTCAATTGGAAACCAATCTATCAAGCACTGGCAGAATACAAAGCCTTGCCAGAGAATCATCCCATAAGACAGCACGGTGATGATTTGATGAACAACATCAAAGACTATCGCACACGCAATCAATTCACACGCTATCTCAAAGCAGTGCTGGGTGCTAAAGATCCTTACATATATTATTTTTTATGGAACGAAGGAGATTGGGATCATAGAAATTCAGAAAGAAATCTCACAGAAGAATCCAAATACTTTCCTGGATTAGTCACATGGGTTAAAAATCTTATGAATCAAAACATTATTAGTCAGATAGGTAGAGTGATATTCTTTCACTGTGAGCATGACGGACAGCCTTTTGAACACAGAGATTTGGATGGTAAACTGGGCGATCAACAAGGCTACAGTGATCATCGCAATGAGTTCATACACATACGTCACAATACTAAAAGAGGATTCTATATTTGGGATCCTGAGTCCAAGAACAAAACCTACATCAATGCCAATGCAGCTTTCTGGAACGACCAAGACTGGCATGGTGGTGAAATCAATCGTGAACAAGAGTACGGATTACGAATTGATTGTGTGTTCACAGATGAATTTAGAAAAAAATTAGGCATAGAACATCTACAAAATTACTAAAATGAACATCTATCATAGATATCTACAACTGCCTTTCACAGTGAAAAAACCTGATTGTTTTAAAACTTTAGATCATGCTGATATTGTGTTGGTAGATTCACAATACGTTGACACACGTGTTATCGATTGGATTCAACTGCACGGTGTAAAGGTTTCCAATCTTATGGAAGGATTTTATACTCCCACAAATGGTGGGAAGATACCCATGCATAATGACACCCCCACACTGTGTAATGCTACTAAAATAAATTTTACTTGGGGTCCAGACAACAGTGTAACCAGATGGTGGCGTGTGAAACAACCAGAATATCTAAAACCAGTCAAACCAGACAATCGTCACATATCAGCTGCAGGGTTAGTGTCCGATATAGTGATCACAGATGCTTATACAGCACGTGAAGAAGATTGTGATCTGATGCATGAACAAGTGATCAATCAACCCAGCCTAATGAACATAGGACAATTGCACAGCACATTCAATCCCAACATGACTGAAGATCGTTGGACATTATGCTTTACTCTATTAAAATTAGATAACACACATCTACAATTTGAAGAAGCTGTGCAAATATTCAAAGATTATATCCATGAATAGAACCGTGCGTATTACCTGCCCCAAAGATCTTAACAAAAGATACATGTCTCGTCAACACGACAATTACATCAACAAGTTAGACGTTTACCATAACACACAAAAAATATTCACCAATATTGATGATGCAGAGGAAAATCTACCTATAATATTAGAAAAGTCTATTGTGTTGGATAAAAATATTATCAATGTTTTTGAATTCCATTATGATATTAAATTTCATTCGGTTGAAGAGCAGGCTAAAATTATATGGAGTCTCAAACCAATAAACTATCTGTATCAAAGTCATGTGCAGTTGATCAGACTGAACGGTGTGCAAGGCAGTGAACATGTGTCGGATGACTATTGCATCACAGTAAAATGTAATCAATACACTCACACAGTGGGCAAAGAATATCATCAAGGGCAAAATCAAAACATAAATTTCAAGGATCTAATAGATGCCAGCGGTTATTGTTGTTTCAGTGTGCAAACCAAAAAAGTTTTTGATAACACTTCTGTCATCACATACGATCAATTGCAATTTGAAATACTATAATTAAAAATATGACTCTCAAAGGACTTATACCTGGCAGACAGCAGTCTACACACAAAGAAGCAGCACACTGGCAATTTGGTGTGATTGAAAATAATTGTAAAACTGTGGATCCTTTGTTGCATTATGGCTGCTTTGTGTTGGGATTTCAGCGTGACGATATAGTGGATTATGTGTGCAATGAAATGAAAAATAAAAAACCTGAAATAGCTGAATCAGTGCTGGAGTACGAAAAATTAAGATTGAACGATGCCACCTATCAATTGAGCAGCACTTTATACTCTATGAGCAATGGCTACAGAAGTGTATTTGCTCTCAGTGGCAGTGATGCCAATGAAGGTGCCGTAAAGTTGGCAGCTGCCTATCATCATATTAAAAAAAATATAAAAAAAACAAAAATAATCAGTTTTGAAGGCAGTTATCACGGCAGCACGTTTTTAAATTATAACATGGGTGATTTACTATTTAAAAATCCATTTTATAATCTGCCCAAATATTCAGCCATCCAAAGATTGCCACGATCTTTTGATATCACTCATACCGATTGGAGTGAAGTGATGGCAGTGGTTGTGGAAACCTGTTCTTATGGTGGCAATATGGAATCCAACTCAGTGGAGTTTTGGAAAAAACTACAACATCTACAACAAGAACATGACGTGTTGATTATCTTGGATGATATATTTGTGGGTGGTGGAAAAACAGGTGACTATTTTGGATATCACAGTATACCTTTGCAGCCGGACATATTCACCATGGGCAAGGCCATTACTGCAGGATATTTTCCACTCAGCATGATGCTGTACAATGAAAAACTGCATGAGGTGCTGCCCAAAGACTTTGATTGGGATCACGGATTCACATACAATTTCAGTCTATCAGGTGTCTACAGTGCTTTGAAATACATTGATATACTGCAGAAAGAACAAACATTGTCCAATTTTAAACAAGTGCAACAGCAAGCCACTGAATGTTTTAAAAACAATGGAGTTACTATACTGAACACATACGGCAGTATGTACATGGTTCAAAAAAGAGAATATAAAAATCTATATCAGATGCCTTTGAATGCTAACAAAGAATATTTTAAAATATTAGCAAACGACTTGAGTAATTTATGAAAATAATAGATAATTTTTTTGATGAGCAGACATTAGAACAGTTGAAGCAAGTTATTGACAACGAAATCACAATGGAAAATCGTGAATTGTTCTACAAAGAACAACATCATGCTCCAACGGAAAGTGATCATGATGGACTCGAAGATAAAAATTTATTGTTAATAGAAAATGAACATTTTGGATTGGATAATTGCAGATATTATCTTTTAAAAAATACCGCAGTGGATATTATTTTAAAAAATTTATATGATAAAAAACATCTAACAGAGGAAGGGTTTAAATCCAAAGACTGCATGTTGAGATATCATGTGAACACTGCTCCTTACAGAGCCACATGGCACAAAGATGGACTTTATGAAAAAGACGGTGGTGTGGATTATGTTGGCATAACAATATTTTTAAATGATTGGAATTCGGACAACGGTGGATTATTTGTGTACAAAGAACAAGATAATGACACACAAGGAATATTTGTAGAACCTAAAAAAAATAGAATAATAATCAATTCTAAAGACCAAGTGCATGCAGTCACACAAATTTCCAACAGCACAGTGACCAGATATTCTTTGCAGATGTTTATCAATCATGCACATCTAATACAATGATATTCACCGAATATGATAAATTACAGGAAATCATAGTAGGTGACAGTTATCTACCAGGTGATTTAGATAATTTTTTACCTCAACCTTGTTTAAAAAAATTTAATCTTATTCTTGAAGAAACGAAACAGGATCTTGATGCTTTAGCAAAATTTTTTACAGATTCTAACATAAAAGTTCTTAGACCCACAGTGTTGAGATACGATACACCTGTAATAATAGGAGATTTAAAAATATCTGTACCTATGTGTCCTATAGTGCCACGTGATCAATATTTTGTAATGGATAATACATTCTCTCAAACATATACCAGTTATTCTGATAGATATTTGGATGTATTGTGTTACAAACAAATATTCAGTTATTTTGCTGAACAAAATTATCAAATACACTGTCAGCCCGCTCCTCAATTGAGAAATATTACCGCAGAAGAAAGTTGGTTTATATCAGATAAAATTTACAAAGACACATATAAAGAACAATTGTTGTGGCACACTGCTACCATGTATAAATTGGGCGACAGCGTTATTGTGAATTCTGCAGGTCCTGGAACTCAATTGGGGTATGAATGGATTAAAAAAATATATGCTTCTTATAAATTTATTCCCAATTTGCCTGAAAACATATTTAAAAATTATGGGCACATTGATCACGGATTTTTTATGCTGGACGACGACACTGTGGTGCATTGTGGATTAAAATGGGTTCCAACAATATTACAAAATAAGAAATTAATTGATATTTCACAGTATGTTTCAGAAGTGTACATAGACAATTATGTGAAAGATTATGTCAGCACAGATGGAAAATATTCTGAGTTATGGCTGGAAAAATATCTTAATAATTGGAGAGGATACAATCAAGAAGTTTGTTTTGATTTAAATGTGGTGGTATTGGATTCTAAAAATGTATTGTTTGGCAGACATATTCCTGAACTTTTTAGATATTTAAAAACCTTAGGCATTGAATGTCACGTGGTCAATCAGAGACATCAGGTATATTGGGAAGGTGGGATTCATTGTTTTACATTGGATACCAAACGCAAAGGAACCAAAAGACAAATAGTTTAAATTTTTCTTAAATCAATTGTGCTGATATAACAAGATTCATTCAACACATATTCAACAGTACGTATGATATCTTTGCTGTCACAACTGGGCTCTCCAGATCTTTCACCCACTTTTACACCGTAATTCATTATTCGTATTAATATGCTTTGTGGTTGTGGGCCAAATGGTTTTTCAACACACAAACGTCTATGCACAGCTTCCAATGTTTGTTTTTGTTTGAAATATTCCATTGGAGTATTGAAAGTTTGTAAAATTTTTAAAGGCAATTCAGTACCTAAGGTTCCAAAAGAAACAATTTTACCACACTTATTATTATTTGTCCATGACTTGTGTATCAAGTTAAGCAATTGAGTTTGAGCTGTGCCCACATGGGCTAAATTTAAAAAATGATCGTATTGTAGGCTGAGTTCAGCTATCTTCTCTATGTCTTGCAGTTGAGTCAAGTCATAACCATTGGATCTACTGCAACCGTGTGCCTGATGTTTAAAATGTTCATACAACGCCGAACCTATGGGAGATGTATGCCCTGTCATTAATATTTTCATAACACTGTGAACCTTACAATTTGAATAAATCTACTGTCCGTGTTGGCTCCATTGCCATACTCCTCTAGTTCGAACATTATGGGATTGTGTCCTTGCCAATAGAATTCTTTTTCTGCACTCAAGGCAGTGCCTGCCTGCACTGGTTGATTGTGTATCAGTGTTTCGCCATTCAATTTAAAATGAAAGTACTCCTGACTGATACCAAACTTGTCATTGAATGATTGCAATGATTGTGCATCACACAGTGATAAATTGTAGATAAATTTACACAACCACCAGTCTGCGTCTTTATAAATTAAATCAATCTGTGCTGTGAGTTCTATGTGTTTGTCATCATGCCAACTTTGTTTATTTTGTAACACCAATGTGTTATTATTTTTTTGTAAAACAATTTCAGCGCTTCTGTTTATGCTTTTTTTTTCAGCAGTTTCCTTGCTTAATTCTATGGTATCAAACAGAGCAGAATTGTTCCATTGTAGTGTTAATTGATCCTGCAGTTTGCCTTCAGCAACCAGTTCATTGGGTACATAAGAAGAACGCATCACTGGAAAATAATCAAACTGTAATGTTTTTTTCATTGTTTTAATTGTGCCACCAGTTCTTTAGTAAAAATACCTTCTATTCTCATGGACCAACTGACTTTGTTGGTGTTTTCTAATCCGCCGTGCCAATCATGATTGTTCCAATAGAATGAGTTGCCAGGTTTCATGTGTATTTTTTCGTCTCCATTTTCCACATACAAAGATCGGTCATTCATAGGGTCAAACCATATGAAATGCTCTTCATGCTCATAAGGTTCCATCTGTAAAAAACAATCTCTGTGTTTGATAGTTTTTAATCCAGAATTTTTCAACAATAGTATGATTGGTCCCAATGGTTCAAATGGCAGTTTTTTAGCCCAATCCACTAGTGATGGAAAATATTTGGATTCTTCTGTCCATCTACAGTCATACACTGGATTTTTATTTGCATCATAAGGCACACACGGATCATTGATGCATCTATCAAATTCTCTTATCACAAGATAATTCAGTGATTCATACACAGGATACTGATACATTAACCAATAGTGAAACCCTACTTTATCATTTTTTTCTAACTCTACACCATACTGTTTTAGTTTAGGGTCTGTTTCTTTGTCACGCCAATAATTATAAGCTCCTCTGATATCGTCTGTATATTCTTTATGATTTTCTATACCATAATTTAATCTAATAAATGCATGAGCTTTGCCAATACCATAATTCACATCTTTTGAGATATCTTTTAATTGTTGTATATTCACATAAGAATCCATACAGATGTATGGTTTGCCGTAAACACCTTTCATATTATCCCCATATGTTAAAAATATATTTGGGCACTAATCCTGCATTGGATCCTGCATGCCATGCAGTGCGTCGAGGCCATTTCCAGGTAGCGCCCATCTCTTGATTGTATAGACAATGATCTTCCACAATTAAAACATGTCCTGGTGCTGGTGGACTTATGTGGCAATGATATCGAACTATTTCTTTTTTGTGTTCTAAAGTTTTTTCATCATCAGTTATATCCCAATGCCAAGGTGCTACGTCACCAGGTTTTACTCTGCTGATCCAAGCATTGATGTAACTGCTCATTCCCACCCATTCACAAAACTTTTCCGCTATCTTTTTATCAAAATTTGTGCCTGGTAGGTACATGTCCCAACTGGCATTGCCGCCTTCGTGTTTCATTTTATAGCCAGCTTCACGCAATGGTTTGGCCACTTCTTCCACTCCTGGCACATGATGCCCCACATCATGTCTTGGTCCTATGTAAGCACTCTGCTGATCTTCAATGCTTTCTATAACACTGTGCCAATCAATCACGTCTTTGCAATTACCCACATATTCAAGCATTTAAAAAATCTCCTGGCCAATTGCCATAATTCAGTTTCACAGTTAATTCATACAATTTAAATGTGTCATATAATTCACCCACAAGACTTTGAGCAAATCTAGGATGGGTGGGATCAAACAATATGGAAGTCAACAATTCTTTGGACACGTATCTATCTTCGTCACAGGTACAACCGTAAAGATCCATTATGCGAACTTTGTTTTTATCATCCAAATAAAATGTGTGTGGATACAAATTAGATTTGCGTATATTCATTGACAATAAGTCTAACAAAATATCTTTGATCTGTTGTTGCCAGTTGGGCACTGCGAATATTTCGCCTGTGTGTATGAGTTTGCTTAGACTACGATCATACCATTTGAATTCCACAGTTCTATTTCTGTGATCAATGTTGTTGATTTCAGGAGCATATGATTTGTGTTTTAATTTTTCTATATAATTGATTTCTCTTGAAAACCAATTTTGTCTAAAGTCATCCGTCATATTGGGATTAACAAAATATTGATTACTGTTAAAATTCATTTTAAATATATCTTTGTCAGGATTAATCAATGGCTCATACACCATGTTGGCAATGGCTAATGTGCCTAATTCATGTTTATAAAAATTATTCCAATATTCAATCATGATTGATCTCAACTTTAAATCCACAATTCAAAGAAATGTTTTTTAATTCTTCCAAATATTCTCGTTCCAAATCAAGATCTATTTCTTCATCTGTGATTGGTTTAAAGTTATCAATAATTTTTTTCTTATTTGCTTTGTTTAACCAAATAGAAAAAGTTTGATCAAAAAGATATCTTAAATTATAAGGTGCATCTATGGCTTTAATTTTAACATGTGTTGGATTTTGTAACTGACTTCTGTTCAGTAATTTCCTTATGACCAATTGAATTCTATCTAAATAACCAAAATTTACGGCAGTGTGTATGCGTGATGTGTCCATAAGATAACAATAATTGTCCACCAATGTAGGATACATTTTTGTATTGTCCAAGTCAATCAAATAACTGTGTTCACCCTGCAGATTGATATGATATCTGTCGTCTATATCTGCATGGGCTGTGTAATTACAACCGGGTTTGATCATCACTATTCTTGCTTGACCCACTGGTCCCAATTGATCAAACAATGAAATTAAATTGGTATTTTGAAATTCCGTTTTTAAATGCCAAGGATCGTAAAACCAATTTCCGCTGGGAGCATTGATCTCAATTTTGTGCATAAGATCTTCTGAATCTTGTTCCAAATGAATGTTTGTGAGAGTTTTCAAAATGTCATCTGATGAAAATTTGACATCTAATTTTTGGAGCATATTGATATTTATCGCAAAATATTATGTGGGTATTTAATTACGATAAATACTCTGTCCATACTATGTCCAATTTCGAGCAGTCAAATTCCAGTGATGTATCATCAGCCAGTGATGGCCAATCATCTGAACAGTTAATTAGAATACAGAGCAACCAAAAAAAAGATAGTTTTAGGATAGAGTTATTCCTCAGCAACAGATGCAATTACAAGTGTTGGTATTGTTTTCCTGGATCCAATGAAGGCACACATGGTTGGCCCAATCTTGAAATGATCAAAAAGAATCTTTCCCATCTCATTGAACATTACAAAAAAAATATTGGCAAAAAAGATTTCTATCTGCACCTCATAGGAGGTGAACCAACCATATGGAAAGATTTTGGAGAATTTACCAAATATTTCAAAGAACAATTCAACTGTTTGATCAGCATGAGCACCAATGGATCACGCACACTGAGATGGTGGGAAGAATATGGTCATTACAATGACATTGTGATGCTGAGCTGTCATCATGAAAGAGTGGACGTGCCACATATTGTTGCTGTGGCAGATCTGTTGTACAAAAAAGGAGTCAGCGTGGATGCTAACGTGCTGATGGATCCACATGCTTGGGATAAATGTGTGGCCATAGTGGAGCAGTTAAAATCCAGCCGAAAAAAATGGGCCATAAATGTATTAGAAATTTATCACAGCACCGTAAATTACAATGAAGAACAAAAGAAATATCTCAGTGATTGTAACAAAAGAAATCCATCATTTTTTGAACTGTTTAACTGGAAAAAAAGAAGATTTGAAAAATTTAATTCCACTCCCACATTGCATTTTAACAATAAGAAAAAGAAAAGAGTATTGCAAAATTATCTTTCATTAAATGGTATGAACAATTTTAAAGGATGGCAATGTAACGTGGGTGTAGACACCATACAGATCGACAAACATGGATTGATCAAAGGTTCTTGTGGCAATCGTCTTTATAATTTGAATCGTTCATTCAATCTGTTTAACCATGATTTTACTGATAACTTTTACCCTGATATTGTGCCCACAATCTGCGAAAGAGAACGTTGCAAATGTCAACCCGAAATCAACTGTAATAAAAAAATTTATGAGTAACACAGCACAATTAAAAACAATTTACGAAACCAGTGTATTCAAAAACATACTGCATCTCATTGATGATGTGTATTTTCCTTTGTCCAGCCAATGGAAAAATATTGGCGTCAGTGTGAGTGGTGGTGCTGACAGTGCTCTAATGGCATATCTGCTGTGCGATTTGATTGTAAAAAATCAATTGAATATCACTGTTCATATTATTACCAATGTTAGATGTTGGAAAACCAGACCTTGGCAACGTCACAACAGTATGGAAGTTTATGATTGGTTGACTGATGAATTTAAAAGCATAAAATTTAAAAGACACGAAAATTTCATTGCTCCTGAATTAGAATGGGGATCAAAAGGACCTACCATTGTGGATGAATACGGTAGATTAAAGAGTGGTAATCAAATAGAGTTAAGAGCACATGCTGAATATGTGGCTCACACAAAAAAATTAGATGCTTGGTACTGTGGAGTGACCAAGAATCCCGATAAAGAATTTGATCATCGTCTCACTGACAGAGATGTGTTGCTCGACACATTATCTGACACAGTGCTGGACAGATTAATCAAAGCACACATGGGCGGCTATGCTTGTCACCCTTTCACTTATGTGCAGAAAGATTGGATAGTTGCCCAATACAAAAAATTAGGCATAATGGACCTATTCAATCTCACTCGCAGTTGTGAAGGTGACCGTGACACATCACCTGAAATCTTTGGAGACTTGGACTACAGGACTTATGTGCCAGGGCAGCCCGTGCCTGTGTGTGGAAAATGTTTTTGGTGTCAAGAGCGACAATGGGGAGTAGACAGTGTCAGATCATAATGAATATTGGATGAATCCAGAAGATTCACAACTGGGCAAATGGCAGAGAGAAATAGAATCTGTCACAGGCACACCCACCTATTGCATATTGCCTTGGATACATTTTGCCACCAGGCCCAATGGTGACATGAGGCTGTGTTGTTCAGCCAACGCCAGTGGTGCTGGATCAGATCACACAGTGGGTATTATTAAAAAAGAAGATGGCACACCTGCCAACTTTGGAGTGGATACTCCCATGAGCGCTTGGAACAATGATTATATGAAAAGTGTGCGTACCACCATGCTGAAAGGCGAGATACCTGCCAGTTGTCGCAAGTGTTTTGATGAAGAACGTGTGGGAGTGGTGAGCAAAAGAATTTGGGAGACTGGCACTTGGTATCGTGATGGTGTGGACGTGCCTGAACTGATACGACAGACCAAAGAAGATGGCACAGTGCCTGAAAAATTATTGTATTTGGATCTGCGTTTGGGACACACTTGTAATATCAAATGTGTGATGTGTTCTCCACACGACAGCAGCAAATGGGTGAATGACTGGCAACAACTGATGCCACAATTACAAAACAAAGAAGTCAAAGATCAAATCCAATGGGATCGCAAAGAATTCAACAACTTCTGGCATGAGAAGGACACATTCTGGCAGGAGATGTACCGTCAGATACCCAATTTAAAACAGGTGTATTTTGCTGGTGGCGAACCACTGATGATCAAAGAGCATAAAACATTTATTGAAGAAATCATACGTCAAGGTTATCAAGATCGTATATTGTTGCGTTACAATTCCAATGGTATATTAGTGGATGAAGATTTAATCCAGTTATGGAGTAAATTTAAAAAAGTTAAATTTGCTGTGAGCATGGACGCCACACATCAGCGTGATGAATACATACGTTTTCCCACACAATGGGCCACAGTGGAAAAAAATTTACACATGTTGGACAATACTCCTGACAACATACAAGTGAGTTTAGCCACTGCCATACAAATTTTCAATATCAAACACTTGCCTGATTTTATGAAATGGAAAATACAGAGCGGATTTAAAAAATTAAATGTGGGCACAGTGCCTGGTGGAGTACAAATGGGTGGTGGATTGGTTAACATGCATTTATTATACATACCAACTTTTTTAAGCATACAAATATTACCCCGAGAAGACAAACAACAAATAAGAGAACTGTTTATGGATTTTAAAGATTGGTTGAGGCACAATTATAGACAGGACGATGATTTTTGGAAAACTAATCCTTATGGATGGAGACGTTGGGAAGCAGTGTTGATGCACATGGAAGCCAAAGATAATTCTAGACTGCTGCCTGGATTCAAAGAGTACGTGAATAAATTGGACGCTATCAGAGGATTGAGTGCTGCTAAAATTTTTCCTGAGTTAGCACATCTTTTATAGCCTTAAACACCCAGGCATCACCTTCTGGTCCCATGTGATTCACTGTGAAATGAAATATATCATTCAACCAGTGATTTTCAAATTTGTGTCTAAAAGAATCTGTTCTACAACTGATATAAAACAAAGGTGTACGCATCTCCACTCCGTGTTTCCAATCATGTAAAAATTTAATGTCTTTTAATTCTGCTTTGGGCCAATCATGTATGCGTATATCTCCAAAACTCCAAAGGTGTATGATTTTTCCAGACACTTTGCTGAGATATTCATGATCCAACCAATATGCTGTGGCTGTGAATTCCATCCTTTCTTTGTTCCAATCACGCAAATGTTCTATGTACATCTGTGCTGCTTTAGATCTAGGATCGTCTTTTTTGTATGCTTTAGGACCTGTAAAATCTCCTTTGTGATGATATATTCTGTAAGGTTCGGTCCAGCAGAACACTGTGTAATCTAAATTTTTGTATTGATCAAAGTTTTTTGTGTAGTCTATCACAGTGGTCCAGTAACTGGATCCACCTATACCGTTATGTACAACTTTGCTGTCAAAATGATCTGCTAATTGTCCCATCCAATTGTGTTTTTCAGCATAGGAACAAAAACTATCTCCAAAAAATCCTATCTGTTTTTGGGCACCTGCACGTCCGCGATACATACACATCTCCTTTGATTACAAATGATTGATTTTGTGGGAAATTCAAATTCTTCATTGTATTTTTTTCCAACAAAATTATTTAATTCAACTCTACAGCCTGCTCCCAAATACATACGTTTGTCATAATTTATGTATATTCTATTGATGCCTGCGTCGCATTTGAACCCACTCCAGTCCACAATGTCATGAGTGACTGCCCAATAAGGATCAAAATCTTTGATGCCTTCCTCAGTGACCATGTACATGTCTCTATTCAATTTAGAATCCACTCTTGGACTGATTCTGCTTTGTGCTCTGATAGGAGCTTGAAAAATTTGTTTTTGTTCTGCAGTGTAAGGATATAAATCTCTTTCTTCTGCAGTGTCTGATTCCCAAGTGTGATGTAAAGGCTTGGCTTGTATGCCCCATTGTTTGTGTTGACTGTTTTTTAATACTTCTACTATTTCCAAACATTTATTCCAATCGTTGGGCTTCATCATCACATGACAGATGCTGTCGATTTTTTGTTCTATCAAATTATCACACACTGCCACAATGTGATTGGGATCCACAAATTCTGGATGAATGCTGAAATGCACAGCAAAAAAGTTTTTAGCATGCTCCTGCCACCAGTGTAATTTTCTACTGCCATTGGTAATGGGTATGATATAATTGTTGGATTTGGAATTTATGTAGGCACACAATTCGGCAAAATCTTTGTATAGCGTGGGTTCACCTCCACCAAATTTCCAAATGTAATCTGTGATACCTAGGTTGCTGTAATGATTGTGCAACTTGTCTATGAATGTTTTGCTTTCATCCAAGTTTATCCAAGGAAAACTATTGTTGTGCAGTATGGGCAGGCAGTATGAACAATTGTAATTGCAAGTGTTGCCCAGTGTCCATTCAATCTGCAGCACACGATTAAATTCTTTAAATTTATAATCTATTTTTTCAATCAGCATTGTTCAACTTGGTTATGTTTATGTCTGCAGCACAAGTGCACCATGTGCGAGTGCAGTCAACTGAGGTTGTGGGTTTTATAAAAGTGTCTTGATAAATGTTGCCCAAACTGCCACCCACTCTACAAGTGGCTCGGTGAACTTCACCATCCCAATTGATCATTAAACTTTCCACACCAGCCATACAACTCCATCCTTGGAATTGATTGGTTTTGTTGATCAGCAAATCATTCACATTGCATTCCACTGTGTTGTCTATAAGAGTATTTTTTGGTGGTGTGTGATTGCTTACTGCCAAAAATTCTTTCTCTTCTTCACTGTAATGAATCATGTCTTCAAAATCATCGTGTGTTTTGGTCCAGCGTATGGGTCTTAATGCATAGCGTATGCCCGCATCTAAAAGAGCCTTGCAAGCGTCTTTAACGTCTTTTAAACGCCCTGGTAGCATCATCATATGCACTAGAACATTTTTGTTGGCAGACTGTGTGTAAACCTTGATAATTGTGTTTATCACCTTCAGCCAATCAGATTCGAAATGCACACTGAACACAATGTGATTGATATAATTTTCCAAAATATTTTGGTAGAATTCCACAGTTCTGGTACCATTGGTGGTGACATTGATCCAACCAATTTTATTTTTAGCATGTTGTAATAACTGTTCTATGTGTGGATGCACACAAGGTTCACCGCCAGTCAAACTGATTCTCACATTGGGTATGACGCTCAATGTGTCCACAGTGCGTTTCAGTATTTTTATATCAGTGTGTTCACTGTGATTGTCATGTATTTCAGCTGGACAATAGCTGCAATCCAAATTGCATCGTTTGCCAAGATTCCATTCCACTTTGACACTGTTTCTAATATGAGGATGTAAATGTTCTACCTTAAACATAATCAGCAAACTCCGGATTTATTTTTTCAAAAGGTCCTTGATTTCTTGTGATGTCTAATTTACGATTAAAGTCCACACAATCCATCCAGTATTGATTAAGATCTCTGGCTTTTAAAAAATTAATGTTGTCCTGTATTTGTTGTAGAGTAATTTTTTCCAATATTGGATGCTGTTGGACCAATGCATAATCTTTAATTCGAGGTTTCATTGCTTCCAGTTTGTCTATCACTTGATTTTTTAATTTTGTAGGCAACACTTGAGCACTCAATGCTCGGGGATAGTTTACTCTGTGACTGTAAAACACAATGCCCAAATCATTTAAAAAGTAATCAATCACACGGTCTATTTGCATAATATTGTTGGCTTGCACTGTGAATGCTCCCACTATTCTACTCACTGTGGGTATTTGTTTCATTATTTTTATGTTGTTGACCACATCCATAAACTTGCCATTGCCTCGGATATATTCATAAGTGTCAAAGATTCCGTCAATGCTCACATTCACTGCCACACTTTTGAATTTAGGCCAGTAGTCTTGTATGGTTCTTCCACCTTTGATTCCCAACACTGTGCCATTGGTGGCATATTTGATTTCAATGTTGGATCCATTGGTGCTTAATAGGTCTAATATTTTGTAATGTGTGGGATCCATCAGAGGTTCACCACCAGCAAACTCCACACGTTTAAAATGAGGAATAAGTTTTTTTAAATTGTCCCAAAAGTGTGGTTTATCTTCGAAAAGATCCACGTGTGGTGCCTGTGTCAAACCAAGATCTTCCACTGCTTTGACCAAGTAATTGTTTTCTTTCTTGTAATGATCCACTATGCTGTTCCAATCTTTCCATTGAGTACTGTCCAATGGATTACACATACGACATTTTAAATTACACAAGTTATTAATTTTAATTTCCATAGTGGGCAATTCAAAAGGCATGGTGTAATCTTCTTTTAAACTGTCCAGTGCTGTGGGATAAAGATTGATCCTTGATTCTGGAATATTGTCACTGATGTGTCTTTGTCGCAAACTTTGCACTCCTTGATCTTCCAAATCAAAACAAGGTGCACACACATCGGGTCGCTCATTGTTCAACACTTGACGTCGCACTTCACGCATTTTTTCATTGTTCCATGCTTGTTCTATGGTTTCATTTTGTATGTTACTGATGGGTAAACTTCTGCAACACACCTTGATAGCACCATCTTCTCTGGTGGCCAATCCTGTGAATGGATGCATACAAAATGTACAACTTTTATTTTTCATTTTTCTTTCCTACAATCATAAATCTTTTGTATTTTTCTGTTTGTAATTCGCTGGGTTCCATTATAGGATACAGTTTGCTTTGTGAAACAAACTGATTTAAATCTTTCATGGGATTCACATGTTCAGGAATCACATAGTCATTGCTTTGCAACACAATAATTTTGTCTTTGGGTATTAAATTCAACCATTCATTGTATTGTTCTGTTGTCAAATGCTCACACACTGTGTTAATAATCATGTCATAACGATCATAATCTTTATAAGTCATCATGTCTTGAGTGACAGCACGGAATCTTCCAGCGATTTCATACTGTTTGTTCATGGTGTTTGCTGTGTTTTCACACTTGCTGTCTATGTCCATGCTGGTTATTTTGTTCACATACAGATCACTGTTGAATAAAAGTGTGGCCATCACTCCATACCATCCACCACAAATTAAAATATCCATACTGTGTGCTCTGGGTAATTTTTTTAATTGTTCAATCAACCATACTTTGCTGTTGATTTGACCTTTCCAAAAACTTTCCAGTGTGCGATATCTATCATCAGATTGTCTGATAGCATCCATCCAAAATAAAACGTCTTGTATATTAATTTTCAACAAATTGTACTCCTAGTTTATCAAATGAACCGCATTGTTTGGTGCATTCTTTCAATCCCACTGTACTCCATTGTGCTTCTATTTTTGAAAAAAATCCACCGTCAAATATTTCTTTCAATGTTTTACGATGCAAGTTGGGAAATTCTGAAATTTTTTCCATGTAATCTATTCTAGATTCTTGCATGGGAGGTATCCATTCCATATCCAACCAACAGCAAGGTGATACATTGCCACACGCACTCACATACAACTGTTTGTATTTTTGTGCCTTACAAACAATGTGTGGTTTGACTTCTTTTTGTGCTGCTTCAGCCAAAGGAATCATGTCCAAACTGGTTTGAGTGGGTTGAATTCTGTGTGTGGGTCTACCCATATCATCAATCACTTGCAGATAATCTTGTTTGAATCTAGAAGTGTGTTTGATTGAAAAATCCACAAAGCCCATTTGTTTACTCATAGTTCTTGCTTCTTCAATCTGATGTTCATTGTGAGCAAACACCAGCATGTGCCATTTGGCCACTCCACCTGCTGAGATAAATGCTTGAGCATTTTCAATTATTTTGTTAAAATCTGTACTGATCCTATAAAGATGATGAGTATCAGCCAGGCCATCAATGCCAAATGTTACTTTCACTTTCAATTGAGCCAATCTTTGCCACCATTCTGGATCTCTAGCACTGCCGTTGGTGTGCATGGCCAATCTAATATTGGGATTCGCTTCACGCAAATACTGATATATTTCCAATGTGTCTTTGGATATGATAGGATCTCCCAAATTACCGCACATAAACAAACTGTCCAATTGTTTTATAAAATCCAGTTCAAACCATTTTTTAAATACATCCAAAGTTATCTCATCCAGTTTGATAAATGGATTCAATGGTCCTCCACTGATTCTTCTGGGACACATAGGACATCGGGCTTGACACTTGCTGGTGATTTCCAAATGAATATCTTTTATATCTTGATATCTATACATGTTTGGCCTTGGGAATTTTTGAATCTGCTGAACTCACACAAGTGGGAGTTATGCAAATTCTTGGTTTATCAAACAGTTTAAATCCTTGTTCTATGCTGCCCAGTGGTTCATCATGACAACTGTAACTTCTTTTGACTTCTCCACCTGGTTCTCTTATGACACAACTTTGATATCCAGCATTACAGTGCCATCCTTTGAATTTATTAAAGCCAAAAGCATTAAATCTCTCTGCTTGATCCATGTAATACTTGTTGCCTTGAGCATCCGTCATTTCAATTTGAAATAAATTTTTGTAATTTTCACCTTCTTGTATGCGTTGAGGGAAACCTGTTTGTAAAGTATTCAGTTGATCCGGAGTATAACCTTCAACAACAAAACTTGCTGTGGGATCACTCTGTGGTTTGAGTGTGACATTGATACCTCTGGAATTAAATCTTGCACACCTGTCATAGTATTCTGTGAATCTATTAGGCACCATCACTTGATTGATTGTGACAAACACATTGTTCTTCATCAACAGTAATATTTTATCTCCAAATTTTTGTTCATCAGCAAATTCAGCATGAAAACTTGCAGTGATGCTGCGACGGTTTAATGATTTTGTGGCTTCTAACCATCTTTCCCACCATTTTTCTGAAGGACTTAGGTTAGTGGTCATGTGAATACTCTGATATTCTGGAGCAGAATCAGCACTGTAATGCTGTACCAATTGTAAAAAATCTTTGTAGGCAGTGGGTTCTCCACCTGAAAAACTGAAATGATAGTCTGTGAATCCATTCAGTCTAGCCTGGCGCTTGATTTCATCCACCACTGCTGTGTAAACTGACAATGGTCTGTGATCTTTCTGTTTGCTTTTGGCATAAGGCCAGCAATAAGAACAATCATAGTTGCAAAAACGAGCCAAGATCCAACTCACAGAAAACAATTTGCTGTCCAGCATGGTGCGTTGACCAAAGTTTATGATTTTATCAAATGGAATGTTAGAATCTATCATAATATTTCTTTCTCCATGTATGGAAATTGTCCCACAAACGCCAATCGCAACCATTCAAAATTATTGATCATTCTTAAAGCATCTGAATTACTTCTGTTGTCTGTGCCATACACTCTGCCTGCCAGTGCTCCAGCAATGGCATATTCTCCATATGGTTGATCTGCACCCACTGTGCACCAGATCAATAATCTTTTTTCAGTTTCTTTGTCCACTTGACGATCAATCACTTTGCTGCTGAGTTTGACACACTCTCTGAAAGCACTTTTCCATGTGTTGAATGGATCTGTGTTGAAATCTGTGCTGTTGGATACTTCGTACATGGCTCTAAATCTATTGGATATGCTGGTGGTCATGTCTATTCTGTTAGGATCCATATGCATGGTTAATTTTTTAGGCAATAATTTTACTCCACCGTAACCATATTCTAATTCGTTGATGGGATTTGAACTCCTCCACACATGCACAGCATCCATGTCTCTGTCAGGCACTTCATAATCAAACTGAAAATCATCTTTAACCACAGCATCACCGTCCACTACCCAAAACATTTGAGTTAAACTCAACGTGGCAGCTCTAATGTGTGCTTGTTGAATGCCTTTTACACCGTGAACTCTTTGTGCCAATGGAAATCTTTGTTTTAACAGAGCATAATTTTGATCTGCGTTGGGTTCATTGTAACTGATAAAAAATATATCGTACATCATATGGTCTTTCTAATAGTTCTAGGTGAATTAATATATACCTTTTTGAAAAATGCACTGCTTTCTGCATCATATGGTTCAGTGGGAAATTCCATTTGGAATTTTTCTTTGATCATTTTGCCCAAAGAAACACATTTTTGTTTGACATCCTGTGCATTCATGCTGTTATTGTTGCTGGTACTGATCCATAATTGTTCTAAAATTTTAAAATCTCTCACTTGTTTGAAATCCCATGTGGTGCAAAGTGTTCTGTAGCATCCTTCTCTGGCTCCCGCAATAGCCCAAATACCATATTCCACATCCTGACCCACAGTCATCCAAATCAATAATCTATGATAATTTTGCCACCACAGTTGGTCCAACGACTGTATTTTAAAATTTTTGTACAAACTCATTTTGACGCCTTCTCTAAATCCAGCTCGCCATGCTTGTTTGGGTGTGCTATTGATGTAACTGGTAGAATAATTTTCATTGAATTGAAATAGTTTATCAAAATAACAAAATTCTATCTCATTGTTATCCTTACCAGAGTAATTTTCATGTGTTTTCATCTCATTCACAAAAGTTTTAGTCCATAACTTTAAACTGCCATTGCCATACTTCAATCCATTCACATTGGTATGTCCACACCAGCTGAAGATGTATGAATCATCCATGCCCATGCTGTTGAGATCCAGTTGAACATTAAGAAATTTAGAATCTATTTGTGTGTCTCCATCCACAGTTAAAAAATATTCTGTGTCAGACACAGCAGCACAGGCTTTGTGTGCAGCATCTGACCCTTCCACGCCGTGAACTCTTTTAGCCCAAGGTATTTTTCTTTTTAAATCTGCATAATTTCTGTCAGCATTGGGCTCATCATAACTTAAAAATATAATATCACAATCTTTGATAGCAATCTTATGCATAAATCCTTTCAATAGAGTAATCAAAAATCTTTCTACAGTAAATGTCCATGTTTGTTTTTGCATTCATATCGATCTGCACACTGTCTTGAGTAAGTAATTCATAAAGATTTAGATCCAATGTTTGAATCAGTTGTGTGGCATCGTTGAGTTTACAACAATAAAACTTATGGGTACGATGGTTTTCTTTGGAAACTATGGTCTCCAAAGTTTTTTTGAATATTTTGTCCGCAACAAATTCAATTTTGTTTTGATTCAAATGCAATTTTATTTGTATGCCACTGTGAGTTTTAATTTTATTAGGAATTTTGTAAATATTCTGATTGATTATTTCAGTTTTTTTAGAATGAATTACGTTTTCCACGGGGTTTAACACTCCATGTTTTTGAATTTGATATTGACCATTATGATATATCACCTTGTATTTGTGTATGGACTCTGCACCCATGATAAATTTTTCACCTAAAGCAGTATCTATGGCCAGACTGTTGTTGGTTTTGCTACCTGAACAGCCTAAAATTTTTCCTGATTCTGGATCAAATGTCACGTACATATAATTATTGGTTTGATTCATAATATTTTTTTTCAATAATTTCAAACAATTCATCAGTTAAAAATTCATTCTCCACATAATGCAATACTCCACGTTGACGAAAATTGTCAATTTTAATATGACCTTCCATGTCATGATACACATTTACTTTTTTCATCCAATGATCTGGCACTGTTTTCCAGTCTTGAAGATGAGGTTTCATATGAGTGAATGTGATGTAAGGTGTTCGGCTGGTAATTTTTTCAGTGATACCCAATAGTTTACTGGCCAGCGCCACACTCACATCCATGCTGCACCATTTTTGAGTGTGTTTGGGAGTGAATCTGTCATAGAACAATGTGTGATTTCTCACTATATCTCGTAAAAGTTCCACAAACTGATCATTTTCTTTGCATCTTTGATAGTAATGCACACCACAGTAAAGATTAGGTAGACTATTGCTTGTGAAAGTTTTGCGATAGTGATCACTGTGATTGAATTCATCTCTGTAATTTTTAACTGCACTGGTGAAATACATTTTGTAGTTTTTTAAAAACTTCCACCAATGACTGATATCATTCAACACCAACATATCTGCATCCAATATTATTGAATGTTTGAAAGGAGTAGCTGTGTAAATTTTATATCTATTCTGTATTTTCCAATCTTGATCCACAGCTTCATCCATGCCAGGAATATCCACCACATGATCAAATACTGAGGACACAGCTTTTGTGATGTTAACATTTGTGATCAAACATATTTTGCTGTGAGGCATGTGCGTTTTGATGCTCATGGCCAATGCATGTGCTTGTCTCACATAGTCCACTTGTTCATTTTGCTGTGCAAACACACAGAATCCTTGTTCTATCATTTGGAAAACTCCTGATCAATGATGTGGTCCAAACTAAATTTGTTCATCACGTGTAGATTAATGTGTTTGGCTAAAGTTTTTGTATATCCTTGGGTGTTGTACAATGAAACAGTCCAACAGTCCTGGTCGAAATTGTCGGCTTTGTCTCGGTCAGTGATATAATACAACGAATCTGGCAAGCGTTGTGGCCATGCACCTTTGCAATATCCATTCAACATGTGTATGGCCATGCTGAAAGCAAAATCATTTCTAAAATTTGGTTCATGTATCTGCCATGTGAATCTATAAAAGTCCCAATGATTTTTAATGTGTGCAATCAGATCAAACAATTGTTTGACTCTGTGAGTTTTTTTGAAATAGAACACAGTGGCCCAATACATTTCCATGCCTGTTTCACTGATGTATTTGATTTTCCATTCGGGTTGATTGAAATAATTGATATAAATGGATTTCTGATGTATTAAAAAATCTTCTTTGCTGTGAAAACATCTTAGTAAATTGGCATTGCCCACTATATAGTCAGTGTCCATCACAATGGTTTCATCATATGGAGTCAGTTCATAAGCAGTGGATCTCAAATGATTTTTCCAAACATCTTTAATCTTGTGTTCCATACCATTGTAAAAATCTTTGGTCTGATGAGTTTGATGCTCATTGATATCTATCACTTGATCAAACACTGTGGCTTGTTTTTTATATTTGTTATTGAGATGTGCTTGATTGGAAGTGATCAAAGTCACTGGTAGATGTAGATGTTTTTTGACCTGCACAGCAGCAAAAATAGCCTGCTTCACGTAATCAACTGTTTCATTGTTGTGAGCAAACATCACAATGCCTTGAGATTTCATGGCTTAAATCTGTCCTTTATTTTTGATCAGCGTTTGATATTCTGTGTAATATTGATTGAGATTGGTTTGATATGTGTGCCAAGCAGCAGAGTTATATTCTTCCAAATTGTTCACCAAAACTGGTGTTTGATAGTCATCCAATAATACTACATCTTTGGTTCTATGTAGGTCTATGTATGACTTGCACAAGCTCAACAGATTGCCCGTGACTGTGAACTGATGTCCTTGATAAAACAAAATATTGCTGTCCACAAATTTGTCTTTTAATAACTGCAACTGATTATTAAAATTTTCCATTTGATTGACTGCACTGAGTCTATCTTCTATGTCTGTCATATTCATGATTCTCCTAGTTGAAATTATATAAGATTTTCAGCCAAAAGTCAACTGCTGTTGATATTTAGATAGATTAGGTTTTGGTGATTGGTGAAATGGTTTAGGCAGTCACAGTGCCGCTCATGGCACCAAAAACAGGTTCCGTGATGGTGATAGGATCACTCAGTGCCCCGTTGGCAATACGTCTATTCACGTTGATGTTGAGATTGCCATTCACATCTTCGTCCACGGTGCCTGCAGCAGCATCATTCAGGGTGATTTGAAACTCTATCACTAGATTAGAAACATCAGTGAATCGCACTTGAATATTAAAATTGTTGGAACTGTAAGTGCCTGCAGCACTGGTGGTGTACACAGTTTGGAACGTGGTGGTCAGTGTGGTATAGGCCACTGATGAAGACAGTGTGCCAGCTGATCCTGATCTGCTGGAAGCTAGATTGGCAAAAGTTAGTGTGCCCATATTGGTTCCAAACAATGTGTTCCAATCGTTGACCTTAGCAGTGGTGCTGCCGGATATGTTCATATCAATCTGCACAGCTCCGCCTGAATTAAAAAAATGTCTAGCAGCAGTGGTGCTGGCAAAAGTCACTGTGAAATTGCCCACACGTGTGGCATTCCAAGTGGTGGTTCTCACATAACTGGAAGCAGTGTTGCCTGTGGTCAATCTGCTGGCACTGATGGTGTTTCTATTGGTGTTGATGTTGGTGGCCAATGTTTCAAAAGTTGCATATGAATTGTTTAGTGTGTTATCAGTCACTGTGTCTGCAGTGCTCACTGTTGTGAGTGTGGGATATGAATTGTTCTGATGCAGATAGGCTTTGCGAATGTCCAATCTCAAAGTGTTCATGTGATCGTCTTCAATCAACTGATTTTGTGCCACTTGCGAACTTTGCAGTGCTTGACCATAACCAGAATCTCCTGATCCTGTGCTCAGCACATTGGCCACTGTGGATTGAATCACGTTGTACCTTGCTGCTGTTATTAGATCACCTACTGCCATATTAAAAGTATTTAGTTGGGTTGAACTGTCCCATGAATATTTTAGACATCATATTGATTATTATTTGATATAGCACTCAACCAGTTTGACGCCTGATCTGCTGTCAGCTTCCAAAGCCACTGCAAAATAATCACCTTCTGTGACTTTGATACCAATTCCTGCTGTGCTGCTGACTCCAATTTTATCACCTTTGGTTACTGTGCCTGTTACCAAAACTGGCACTCTGCCTTTGATGGCCACAGCAGTGCCGCCTTGTAATTCAGCGTTCATCAAATATGCTGGAGCACCGCTCACCACACCCACCACTATGCTGCCTTCAGTGGCTTTTTGAATTTCTTTTGCACCGCCTATGCTCATCACTGTGCCAATGGGCCAATTGCCGTCTGCCAAATATTTCTCTGCCAAATCCGCATATCTTGCTTGAGTGGCCACGCCATTGAAAATATTGGCTGATAAATTTCCTGAAGCATCTCGTAATGCCACTGTGTTCACTCCTGATGCTGTGGATCCTGAATAGTTGGTCACACCCACTGTGATGTTGGTGGCTTTTTCTGATAGTCCATAAAAATTGTCAGCAAACACATTGGCAAATCTGTTGCCATTGGTTCCAATATCATAAGTGCTGTCTATTCTAGGTTCAAAGCCTGTTGCAGTCACGCTCACTGTGTGAGTGTTGCTGGCTCCCATTTTGATCACTGAACCTACTTCGTTGATAATTCTACCTTCGTTACCATTGATGATGCTCACTCTAAGATCATTGCCAGTACCTACTGTGAAACCTGTGTCATTGAAACTGGTATTGCCACCCACTTGTAAAAAGTTAGCAGCATCTACTCCGCCTAATTTTAGTGCGTTGGCTGCTGTGCCCCAAAATCTATGATCTGTGGTGGTAACTCCGTTGGCAGCTGCCAAGGTGTTCACCATAGTGATACCTTTTTTGATTGCATTAAATCCTGTGATAGCCTGCAAAGGATCCACTGTGTTGATGGTGAATTCTGTGCCGCTCACTATGAAAATCACTTCATCATCCACCAATGCTTCAATGATAGGTTGATCCACATTGAATGTATCTTTCACTGTGCGACTTTTTAATTGAGTAACTGTGGCTCCTACTCCTTGTGGTCCTACTAGTACAAATCCTGTGCCATTGTAAGCATACAACTGATCATTGGCAGTGTCCCACCAAAAATCTCCAGTGGTTAATCCAGCTGGTTGTGAGGTTCCTACTTCAGCCCCACCTGTGGTTCTAAATTTAACACCATCATAAAATTTTAATTTGTTAGCAGCACTGTCGTACCATAACTGTCCTGAAAGAGGTCTGCTGGGCTGATTGGCTCCTGCAAAATTTTCTAATAAATGTACAAAATTTTCGTTTTGAATTTCTCCGTAGCCAGCGTAGTTTTTTCCCACTAATTTTAGGTTGGTGGTCTGGTCTACTGTGCCGTCTTGCACTGTTGTTAGTGTAGTACCTGCGTATCTATCTATTTGATATGGCATATTTTTTTCCTCTTACAAGTTTATTTATCTTACACAGTGGATGTTAAATCGCTGTGAAAAGTCCAAGCACCCCCTGAAACTATGAATTGTTTGAGACCTCTGTTAACCACAGCAGTCACAGTACCTGTCACAGTACTGAAAGCAATATCTTGCAGCACAGTTTTGTTAGAATTGCCCAAAGCTGGTGTTCTTACCACAGCAGCACTGCTGGTGTTGTACAGTGCACCTGACACTGAATCTATGCCGGGTATAGTGGCTGAAATGTTTATGTCAAATTGTGTGCTGGGAGTGGCATTTTCTATCACTTTGGCCACTGTGTATGTGCCATCAAATCCTGTGGGAGCAAATACTCCTGATCCGTTACAACCTGAAATGGTCACTGTGTTGCCCACTTCATAAAAATGTCCTGATGGGGTGGTAATTCTAATGTGTCCTGGATCCAACAATGCTGCACCGCTGAGATAAGTTTGAATGGTCTGCACTGTGTTGGGAGCAGTGCTCAATGTTTGATCCACTGCTGTGAATGATTCATCTAATCCTGATTCTAAATTTGCTCCAGGAATATTCACGTTCAATGAACCTGACTCCACTGTGTGTACTCTAGCTATTCTACCTGTGGCACTTGCGGGTATTCCTAATCCTGCTCCAGCATATCCAGCCACTGGGTAAAGATCATTCAATAATCTTATGATGCTGCCATTCACTCCATTTGACAATGCGGAAAATCCTGTGATGTCTGCCACTAGACTGATAGGCAAGTATCCATCCACATAATCTTTTCTGGTGGCATCTGAAGCCGCAGTGGGCAAACCTAATCCAGTGATTCGGGCTGAACCTTGTATGCTGATAATGTTGGTGCTGGTTTGTAATTGTAAATTTCCTGTGGCGCTGATAGTGATACCTGACAGTGATAAATTGCCCACATTCAAACTGGTCAACGTGCCTATGCTGGTTAAACCAGGAGCGTTGATCACTGTAGCACCCAATGTGGTGCTGCTCAACACGCTGGTACCATTGATCTTGTATTCTTTGCCAGTGGCTAGATTAAAATGTTCTGAACTTTTCCAAGAATCTGTGGAATCTTCCCACAACAATGATTTGTCTGACACTGTGGACTTGATTATTATTCCACCTCCATCTATATAGGCATCGTTGCCTATGGCTGATCCAGTGATGGTGGCCAATTGAATGGTTTTGTCTTCCACTCTTAAATCTTCTGCTGTGACTGCTGTGCTGCTGCCGCTGGTGATTAAATTACCTTGTATTCTCACATCTCCTGTGATGTCCAATGAGTACGCAGGAGTGGTATTGAATATGCCCACTCGTGCAGCACTGCCATCCACAAATATGGCTGTGTATTCTGCAGGATTTTTAGCATTGATAGCGATATCAGCATTGCTCACATTGCTCACAATAATGTTAGTGTTGGGCAGAGTCACACTGCCAAATTTTAATTGAAGACTGTCATTCAATCCCAAAGTCAATCCTGAATTATTTTGTATTTTTAAACTGCCTGTGGTGATGTCGTTGGCATCACTGCGCAAAAATGAATCAGCCAATATGGTGGTTCCTAATCCATCAATCAATCCTTCTGCCAGTGTGGCAATGCCTCTGTATTTGTAGGCTGTATTAGTGGTGTTGAATCCTTGATAGATTGTGCCTGTGGGATTACTTCCTGAAACTAATTCAGTAATCAATTGAGCAGAAACTGGAGTAAATTGTGCAGCACTCCACACACCTATCAGTGTGTTGCCCACAAAAAATTTCAGCACAGTCTTGGTTTGATTTTGTGTGTCCAGTATGCTTTGTGACACAAATCCTGACACGCCTTGTGCTGCAGTATGCACTGGTCCAACCAACACCAGATCAGTGCCGTCAAAGAAACTCATCTGATTGGTGAGACTGTTGAGCCAAATATCTCCAGTGGCTAAATTAGGTTGTGTGCTGGCTACAATAATACCATTGGTGGCAAATTCTGTACCATTGTAAACTTTCAATCTGCTTTCTGATGTGTCATACCATAATTGTCCACGCAAAGGATTGGCTGGAGCAGATGAGCTAGCAAAATTTTCCAGCATCTTCACAAAGTTTTCGTTGATCAGTTCACCAAAGCCTTTGTAGTTTCTTCCAATCAGTGTGATATCAGTTGATTCAGTATTGATTGTGCCGTCAATCAAATCTACCAACAATGTACCATCTGTTTTGTTTATTTTGTAACTCATTATGGTGTTTGTCCTGTGTAAATTATATAATTCATAGTCAAATAAGGGTTCATCACGTCTTGTGCTTGACCCAATGTAGGATTATTCACTCCACCGCTGGTAGCGATAGCTGAACCTTGTCCTGCACCTGTGGGAGCATCATAAGTGATTGCTGTGACTTCGCCTGCGCCTATGCCTGGCACGTCTCTAATAGCATAGTATTGAGCACCTGCTGCTCCTTGCAAATCATGTTCGTGTTCAGGTAAATTTTGTATGGGAATAACTTTGCTTTCTGTACCACCAAATCCACCCACTGAGTCTGCAGCTGAAGCAGTTACTCTGTTGGCTCCGGTGCCACCCATGTTGTCTTTGCCCAAAGGCAATCTGCCTCTCATGTCTGGCAGTAAAAAATAAGATCCTCCACTGGGAGGTGTACCAAAGCTGGTGCCTATCACTGCAAATAATTCTGGATAAGTGGATCTCAACACTTCTGATCCATCACACAATAGCCAATATGCTGGCGCTGAGGATCCAGCATAAGGGAAAACGCTGCCTGTGGGTATTTTAGCAATGGCGTTGAATAGATTATCTCTATTGATTTTAAAAACTCCTGTGGTGCCTGAAACTCTATTAAAAATAAATTCATCACTGGATAAAGAACTAGCTTGAGCAGTTTTGCTGGCAATAAAACTGTTGCTGACCGAAGTCACAAAACTTTTTACTGTGCCGCCTGTTTGACCATCAAATGTGAAACTTGGAGCACTCACATCACCACTCATTTCAAATGTGGTCAGACTGGTTAATTTGTTGCTGGTTCCAGATGCTCCGCTCACTGTGCCTGTGATGTTACCCACCACGTTGCCCACAAATGAGTTGGCATATATGTTCAAATATCTATTGTTGACTGTGCCGATGTTGTAGGTATTGTTGCTGTTGGGCATGATGTCTCTGGCAGTGATGTTGTCTTGAAATGTTGCATCATCTCCCACATATAATTTTTTTGCAATGCCTACTCCACCCTTCACTATCATTGCACCTGTGCTCACGCTGTTGGCATCAGTCACTGCATCCACATACAGTTCACCACTGGTTTTGATATTGCCTGTGACATCTAATGCTTCAGCTGGTGCTAAATTATTGATACCTACATTGGTAGTGGAATCTATTCTCATCACTGTGCGAGTGACACCTTGATCATTCACTCTAAAATCTATGTTGGCTCCTGCAGTTTTATGACTGATGATGCCGGCTTGACCTTCAATACCAATGTTCAGTGTGGCACTGTTGCCCACATCTAAACCATCATTGTTGTTGATAGTCAAAGAAAAATCAGCAATATTGTCTTTGTCTTTTCTTAAAAAATTTGAACCTGAAACCACTTCATTGTTGGCAGCAATCAATGCTTCAGCTTTTTGTGCTGTGCCATAAAATTTACCCACTCCTGAGCCTTCAATGTTGGCAGAGCTGAGATTAAATCCTGGTTGTATGACAGAAAATCCTGTGATGGCAGCTTTGGGAGTAAAGGCCTTGGTGCTGATGATAGCCACTGGTTTGGCTTGAACTTCAATCAATACCACTGTGTATTCTAAATTGTCTGTGCCGGTGATGGTGTAGGGTTTGGTTCCTGTGCTTAATCCTTGACTGAATTCTGGTCCTACCAATACCCAACCTGATCCTGTGAAAAGATACAGTTGTTGATTGTCTGTGTCCACCCAAAGGTCACCCACCACGCTCTCTCCAGCTGCTGGTTGAGTGAGTGCTTTTTTTAATCCGCCTGCTGCTACCCACTGTGTGCCGTCATAAACTTTTAATTGATCCACACCCACTGTGGTGTCATACCATAATTGGCCTTCAATGGCGTTCACAGGAGCAGTGTTCTTGGCAAAATTTTCTAAAAGATGTATAAAATTTTCTGCTATGATGGTACCATACGATGTGGTATTACGTCCAGGCAAAGACAAACTGGTCTGTTGATTCACCGTGCCGTCATCAACTGTGATTGTGCCGTTGTTGACCACGTCTGTTCTATTAACTGTGTAAGACATCCGTTAAACCTCGTTAAAACCTGATAAACTTTGTATTCTTACTGTGTAATCTATTTGAATTAATCTGTTTAAACTTTTTTGCACTGGATGAAAGATCACGTGTGTCAATAATCTTCCTGTGCCTGAACTAGAATAACTTTGTAATCCTAATTCATCAAACACATACAAACTTTCTGTGCCTGTGGCATTGTCCACAGCATCTTGACCGCTGGGTTCACCGTAGTCCAACAAACACGTGACTAAAATATCTGTGTAATTGGTTCCATTCACGTGACGTGTTTCAATTTTGTTTCTCACTGGATCTGTGTTGCTGACTGATCTGTCATCTACCACTTTACTGAATGTCTGATTGTATAATGTGGCATTAGTCCCTGTGCTGTTGGGAGTAAGATAGGTCACAATACCTGTGGGGTCAATGTAGGTTCCACCTGTACCGAACACCATAGAGTTGATAAATCCTTGTCCTTCATTGGCCAAACTTTCTGCCAATGCTATGCTCATGTTTTCATAGTGTATGGCGTTGCGTTTGTTGACAAATATTTCGCCCGTTTTAGGGTCGTGTATTTTGATGTGTCCTTGTATCAGCGTGCCGTTGTGTTCATTCAGTTTGTTCATTACATTATCCTTTTGTACAGTGTATTTATTGCGGCAAACTCACTTCTTTTGCTCGTAAGAATCTTGCTATGTCATTCTCAGTTTGGCTTAAAGGAGTGTCCGTATTCCACAGTTTGCCTATTTTGCGCACCACTATAATTTTGGTATTTATTGGTGGTGCTACCAACAAAGTACAGGTAGTGGTTGTGCCCGTCACACTGAATTCAGCGGGTAATACCACATCTGCTTCAGGACTATCCATGCCCAAAGTGGCATTGTAGCTGCTGATGCTGTTTTTTCTCAATCTTCTACCATTCACAAACACTTCAAACTCGTTCACCGATTGAGGTATCCAGCTGAGAGTGATATTTTCTGTGGATCCATCGCTGGTGAATATTTCAGTGATAATTTCATCTTTGTATGGCACAGTTTGCGACGCTGATTGGTCAAAAACTTCAGTGCCTGCAGCATAAGTGGACTTAATACCAGTGCCCAATGTGCCTCGTCTTAATTGACCCACTCTGTTGCTGTATTTTAAGAAATATTCAATTCTTTCACCCTCAATAAACAACACTCCAGGTCTGCCCAAATTCACATTGGGTTCAGTTAATCCTTCTGTGGAATCTAAAAATATTTCTTGGCTGCTCCAATTTAAATTTTGAGCAAGGAAATATTTGTTATCATTGCCCAAACGTTTGTATGTGGTACGATTCAACATGTCTTTGAACTGTCTAAATCCAAATTTTGTTGTGTATTTGGGTGCTGTAAAATGCACAATGTCCAACACATCATTCTGTTGTAGAACTTTTTTAATTTTTAAATATTGTTGATCATTGGAAACTTTGTAATCCACGCTAGGAGACAACATCACACCGTTCACTGAAACCCAAACATACTGTGCATCTGCTGCGCTCTGTCTTAATCTTACAATACCATTGGTAAGATTTTGATATTCAAAATAATTTTCTGTGTTGACTACTACAGTGTCTCTGGCAATAATATCATAGTTGATACGTTCTATTTCTAAAACATCATGATTGGTAAACTGCCAAACTTTTATTGTTTGACCTAATGTTGGAGCAGTGTCTAAAGTTAAAACATCACCCACCACTGTGTAGTCTCCATCTGAAATCACATACACTTTTAAAACATCACCCACTGTGCCCACACCAGCTTCTAGAATCACGCTGCTGTTAGGACTGTTCCATGTGTACTGAGGACTGACTAGTTCTACTCCGTTTAAAAATACTCGCACATCTGTGTACAACACTGTGCCAAAAGGTTGTTGCCAACTGTTGAGAGCATATTCTCTCAAAGCAGTAACATTAAATCTTTCGTTGTAGCCAGCATTCAATATATTATTGCCCACTTTCACTATCACATTGTGTGTGAGTGGTTCTTGATTGAAAGGAGTTGTACTCAGTGCAAACACAGCAGTACTGCCATCACCAGTGAAATCATCATAAGTCACTTCACTGAATGATTTGCTAGTGCTGTTGTAGATCACATAAGTGATCACGCTGCCCACTGCTGGAGGCACTGCAAATTTTATCAATGTTCTATTCACATACTGATAACCACTGTCAGTAGCCTCTGTAACATAAGTTGCAAATTGTCCATTTACTTTGACGTAAGAAATTTGATTAACGTCATACACAGCTCTGGTCACAAATATAAATGTGCTGCCATCACCAGTGAACACATCTGTGTCCACAATTTTTTCACCGTTGATACTCATAGTGATGATATTGATTTGAGTATTGTTGGCTGGCACACTGTTTAATACCACTGTTTTGTTGGCAAAGTTTGTGGTGAATGCTGAATTATCCAATATCTGATTGTTCACTTTGACAAACACACCTTCTTGACTTTGTGGCAATGAGTCTATAGCAAACACAGCCGTGCTGCCATCACCTTTGTAGTTGTAACTGTTGATTCTGCTACCAGTTTCACCTGATCTGTCATACACCTGTATGTCCACTGTGTCTAAAACCTGTCCAGGAACCAACTCTTCTGGTCCTTTGCTGGTGGTAGGTGTCACAAACCCATCACCATCCACAATGATGTCCTGTGCTAAAATTCCTGTTGCTGTGCTGTAGGCCAAGTTACCACCTGACAATAATGTGTCGTAAGCATCTGGATCAGGTAAGAAACTGCCATCACTGGTGGATTTGCGTATCACAATTAAATCATTGGCCACTGTGGTTATCACTTGCTCGTCAATCTGTATCACGGTGGTACTGCCATCACCCACAATAGTTTTCATCAGCGCATTAGGATTGGTCACTGGTTGAGGTGTGCCATAGTTAGGATCGTCTATTCTTACGCCGTTTTTGTAAATGTTATAATTGACTCCTGATGCCAATGGTTGACTCAAAACAAAAGTATTGGTGCTGCCATCCAATCTGAACACTTCATCTTCATATGTGGTGTCATAGGTATCCCAAGTGGTGGTGAAATAAGGTTCTGCGTCCCAACCTGTGCCACCGCCAAAGTCCAAACTGCGCACTTCTACTCCACCGTAGTCTATACCATCAATCAATTGAGCCAGATCCTGACCTAACTGTCCTGTGGTGGGTTCATACAGTAGATTTACTCTATCCTGTGTTTGTAACACATTGGAATCTATTTCATACTGTATTTGAATTGCACTGCCCAATGCTGGAGGCTGATTAAATGTTACAAAACCTTTGTTTCTCAAATATGACAAACTGTTGTTTTCTTCATTGTTGTACACATATTCACTGTACAATGCTGTTCTTTGATTCACAGTCACTGAAATCTTGTTGGATCTAAGATTGATAGGCCATTTCAATTGAAATTTTAATCTGTTGCCAGTGCCCACAAAATTTTCTGTTCTGTTCAAATTGGTTATTAACAAAGTTCCTGTGGTTCTATCAAATTTAACTCTGATGTGAGTGGATTTAACCAATGAATCTCCCAATATAGCTACTGCTTTGGCTTGCACACCGTTGGTGTTTAATGTGCCTTGTATGGTCACTGTGGGTGCAGAAACGTACCCACTACCTTGATTGATCAATTTAATTTTGGTCACTCTGCCGTTGGTCACAAATGCTTGAGCTGTGGCTCCTGTGCCACCACCACCTGTGATAGTGATCACTGGAATACCCAAATATCCACTTCCACCGTTGAAAATTTTAATTTCTGTTATTTTAAATCCCACATGATCCAACCAGTGTTTGTTAGGATAAGCATCAGTAAGATTAGATCCCACAATCTGATTGTTGATCACTTTGGCATAACTTACTTCGATTTTTTTGGTTACAGGATTATAAGTGGCCGGTAAATCAAAGTCTGTCACACTGGTGGAAGAATTGTCAATGGATTCATAAGCACTGATATATTCTCTCACTTTAGTTTTGTAAGGTTTAACTTCGTCAATATAATCTTGATAATTTTCTAAATTGTCATTTCTATACAATGTTTTTTGCAATAATTCTCCCACATTGTGTTTGCCTTTGACAAAACTAGTTTTAAATGCCCAGTCCACTGAAGATTGTTCAGAAAATACATATCGCAAACTGGCAAAAAATAATTGATTGTACTCAGTTTCCAACTCGTCCACAAAAATGTAATCTCTTATGGTCTCCAATATGATTCTGGTCTCTGTGATAGGTTGATTGTCATAGATCGACACGTCATAACTGGTACTGTTGAATCCCACAGTGGATTGAGCAAAATTATACAATGCTGATGAGAATTGAATAGTTCCATTCTGTCTACCTATGGTTTTGTAATTGATTGTGTAGTCCACATTTTCTTGATTGTCTATTTTTTCCAGCAACAACCAGCCTCCAGTGCCTACAGTTTCAATTTTTACAATATCGCCTATGTCATCATCCAGCAATTGCAATTTATAACTGTCTGATATGTTGTGATCTATTTCGGTGAATTGATTGTAACCGTCCATATACCAATCCACATAATTCCAATACTGATTCACGTTGTAACTTTGTGATAATATACGTTGCCATTCTTCTGCTGCATCATCCCAACTATGCACAGACCATTTGCCATTGATCACAGAATCTGACTGTATCAGCACACTGAATTTTCTCACTTCAATTCTTGTGTTGGTACTGTAATTGTTGCCTTGTTTGTTCACTGTGACTGATGTGATCTGTCCTGACAAGTTAATTTCTAGAGTAAATTCTGCACCAGAGCCAGATTGGTTAGGATCAGTGATTTTGTAAGTGGGAACCACTCTGTAACCTCTGCCAGGATTAGCAATAAACACATCAACTATTTTGCCTTCCACAATTATAGGGTTCAACACTGCTTGTTCCACATTGGCAGTGCCCACAAAAGCTAGATCAGCAAATGTGTCTTTAGTCAAATCATACAATCTGGTAATAGTGCTGGGAGCATCTTCCAATTCAGACAGTCTGCTGATGTCATAGGTATAAGCAATTAGATTTTTTTTGCAAATGGAGTTTATTCTCTCTATCACTTGTTTGAGTGCTTCAATGCGATTCACAAACCATCCTTGACGAGGTTTTCTCAGTGTGCCGTATCTGTATTTGGCACTGAGATTTTCGTCTGGCACTGGTCTAAACTGTTCATCATATCCTATTAAACTGTTGAACCATACTGATTCTATTTCAGTTTTAGGTCTACTGTAACTAACGCCGTCGCTGATCAACTGATATTCGTTGTGAATATTAATGTTTTGATTTGCAATGGTCCACACTTTAAAATTAATTGCCACATCTTTGTTTTCCAACAGAGTACTCACATTATTCACAGCAAATTGATTGGTGGACAACAATGCCACAAATCTATAAGATTGTTTGCGAGGATCTTCAATCAATCTAGACACATCATAGGCATTTAATTTTCTACCTTCTACATTGGGTAATGTCTTTTTATTTTTGACCCAATAGTAATATTTGTTGCTGAAACTATTGGAAATAAAATCATACACTTGTTTGACCACATACACTGAATTGTTGTATTTGGTTGTGCCACTGATACCTGCACTCACAGCAGCTAGTGTGTTGTTTTGTGATAGAGTATTCCATTCTTGTGGCAAGTATTTGGATTCTACCCATTCATACACGTCCACTGAAGAGCCTGGAAATATTTTATTCCAATAATTGGTAGCAAATATAATATTGTTCTGATTGGCTAGATAAAACTTCACTGTGCTGAGATCCCACCACAATCTACCCACTTGTTCTGAACCCCAACTGTTTTTAGCATCCGCACTCAATCCAGCAGTGCCTATGGAATAAACAGCAGGATCGTATGATGTTTTATAATACAATTCTTGCTCAGCTATGCCAGCAATTTTACCTTGCACAGGATCAATATAATCCAATCTCTGCAATAATTTTTTATTTTTTGTGTTGTATAAAAATATTTCTTTGATTTTGCTGATATCAACAGCTCCTATAGGACTCTTGTGTGCTGTCCAAGTTTTGCTCTGATGAGGTTTTCTAAAATTAAAAATTAATCCCTCTGTCATGGGAGAACCAATGTTGTTCAAATAGTTAGGCAACGAAACATACACATGATTGTCCACAATTTTAACATTTTTTCCAAAATTTGTAAGATCCTGATCGTTCACACTGAATTCATCAGCATATATCATCACATCATTGTAATTTTCATACACATACACAGAGCCAGTGTCTAATATTTTGCTATTGAATGTGGTAGCTCCTGCATCAAAATATGTGACATTGTTGTCCAAAGAAAAATTAATCTCCATATCACCATTAAGGCTGGAAATAATTAATGTGTCACCGTCGAAATCTAAATTGGTTCCAAATTTTTCTGTGGTTTGAGGTTGTGGACTGGTGAGTGTTTGAGTGTTCACATACACTCCGTTCACTTGTTTGAACACATACACCACTCCGGCATCTGTGGTTACTTGATCTGCTTGTGGACTGCCCACAGCAATGAACATTCCGTCACCGCTGATGGCCACTCTATTGGCAAATTCTGTGTTGTCTTCACCACTGTCTGGTGAAGTTAATGTTTGTGAATACTGATATCTGCCTGATACCAATCTATACACCACCACTTTGTTTTGAGTAGGTGTGCTGCTGTCAATAAAATCTATCACAGACACTGCCAACACTGATCCTGAATCATTCACATCAAATGTGTATCCAAAATTTTGCAACTGATTGATGTTGACTGTGCTGTCTCCCATCAATGTGGGAGTAGAATCGTCTGTAGGATTGTGAGGCACAAAACCCAAATAGTCTATGCCTTCTGGTTGTTCTTCCCAAAACGTAGCAATGAAAGCACCAGGTCCTTGATTGGTTAAACTTTTGAATATCACGTCATTGTAGGCCACCAAGTCATTGGTGTAGTACACTCTGCTTGGATCAAACAATCCTGTGTAATGAGGATCCACACTGAGATGCCAATTTTGTGTGCTAGATTTTTTAATGAAATAAATTTTGCCTGAATCTGTAACAGTTACAGTGCTGCTGACATACAGAGTGGTCACTGCGTCTTTCTGTCTAAGGATAATTTTTGATCCTAATTGTGTGTTGTTGTCTTGTTCTGGCACAGTGTAAGAACTGTTCAAAACATAATTGCCATTGGTCAAACGTTCATACACCAAAAACAATCCTTGATTGGTGAATGCTGACGGATATCCCAGTCCCGCAGGTATATTGAACACTTGTGTGTAATCTCTATTCACAGATGATGGCACACTGGCTGATCTACTCACTCCATCTTGAGTGATATCTTGATACAAATAGTATTCCAATCCGTTCAAATAATGATAAGCACTGCTGCTGGTAGGAGCCAGAGCAGATCCATGATCAAACACAAACAAAGAGCCCACCACTGAGTCTTCCAATTCACTGCGTTGAATCACTCCCACAGTTCTATTGGGTGTGCCAATCAAAGTCAAATTAACCGGAGCACCAAAGTCAGTACCCGCACTGAAAGATCCAGTTTTATTTTTGACATAAATCTGTAATATATTAAAGCCCACCACTTTAACATAGGTAACTTCTGCTTGACTGCCTGTGGCATCATCCTGCACTGTGTCACCCACTGTGGGCACATAGAATGTTCCCAAACCATCTGGCTGTGCCAGCACTCTTAAAAAACCATTCCATACATCAATTATTTCTTTCACACCATTGAGATCTTCAAAAGGTAGATCCAAAGCAGTGGGTTCTATTACCGATAGAGGAGCTCCTGTCTGTATGGTGTTGAACCAAACTCCCACTTCATCATAGGTAGCAGTGGGCAGCACATCACTCATTGCTTTGGGTGCTCTGATCAAATATCTGTTGTCGTCAATGGTGCCTGTGAATGCACTGTAACCTGGAATAGTGAATTGTTTGTCATAGGTCAGTATGCTTAACTGACTGGCAGGTGTGATAATAGTTGGCAATACTGATTGTGATAGTTGTGTGTCTAAACTATTGAAATACAAGAAAGCTGTGCGTGGGTCACCTGCTTTGATGATGTCTCTCACCACTAGTGATCGTTTGCTATCTGTCTGGCCTGAAGTTGTGCCTGGTGATGACACATCTATCTTCCACCATCCGGCCACACTGTCGTAATCTTCTGTGATTTCTCTAACGTAATCTCCCACAGGAATAGGTCCCAATCTAATCTGATCTGCATCTGCTAAATTGCCTTCCACGTTGCTCAAATAAATGATAGCTTGTGTTCCTTGTGTGAAGATGTAACTTACTGTGCCCACTGCGTCATCAGTGCTCAATGTGTCTCCCACTGTGGGTGTGATTATGAGCAAATCTATACTGATGATTTCATCCACTTTCTCCTGTATGGTATGAGCACCATCAATGAATGTCTTGTCAATGCCTGTGGCTGTGCCGTTGAATGGTGTGTTGCCTGTGGGATATTCTGTGGTTAGATTGTTCCAATACAATACTAAAGTGTCACCCACTGCACTGCCTCTGTATTGATCTGTGCTGGCTCTGATTAAAATGTGATCAGCGCCCACACCTACAAAAGTGTAATTGCCCGTGATCATCTGTTTGATCACAGGATATTCATTTTCACTCACATCAAATTCTGCTTCACTCCAAAAACTCGCAGCATCAAATGTGGTGAAATCCACAGAAGGATCTGCGCCCAACACAGGATTTGACACTTGCCATAACTGTTCATTGTGCTGCACAATATCACCCACATCGTAAGCAGTGCTGGAGTTATAGGCTCCTTTGTAATAGGTTTTCACATTGGATGCTTTGGGAGCACCAACAACGATGTATTTGCCATCAGGACTGATGTCCAGTGCTGCTCCAAAATCAGCAGTGCCGGTCCATATGTTTTGTGGTGGATCAATCACTTGTCTCAGTGTGAATTGTCCTGCATCGGATTCTCTTTTGTACACATAAATTCCTAGATTTAAATCTGACACCACCATGATGTTGTTGCTGCTGTCCACTGCCACTGCTGTGCCATAAGTTCCATCTGAAACTGTGTTAAAGTTGGCAATGTCTTGATGCTGTGCATATACTTTTTTATTTTTTAATGTGACCCAATCGCCTTGATTGTTGTTTTCTACCCAAAACAAATCATTGTCTTTGAAGCCTTGCTGTTCAGAAGCTTTGACATTAATCAATTCTAAATTTGCAATTTTGTTGCTGACAAATCTACCCAAATATCCATAGGAAGATCCATCATTTGCAGTGAGCACTGTGTTGCCATTCTTGTGACATACGATCTGATCCAATGCCACACTTTTTACTTTGAATAATTGCACAGAATTTTGTTGTGGAATAGTCACTGATATGATATCATCCACATTGACATTGGAATATAAATTTGTGGTCACAGTGACCAAGTTGTTGGCTTCAGACACTGTTAATACTTTATATTCTGTTTTGACGTGTTTGTATACCTGCCAGCTCTGTTTATAGAATCCAATCCAAACATACTGATCAAATTTTAATTCAGCAGTGTTAATGTTTAATATTTCATCATAGTTCTTCAGCACAAAATTTACATCTGCTGGATCCACAAAACCTGCTGTTTTAATATATTCTTCGCTGTTGGTTTTCAATGGAAAAGGATTATGCGTGTAATTTTCTGATGTCAAATAAGTCTGGTCTGATTTGATTCTATAAACAAAATCAGGATCAGTAGGATTGGGTGAATTAGTCAATGCGATTGGCTGAGGATTCAATTTGAATTGTGTTTCGTCCAAAAGATATTCCACTTCATCAAAACCTTTGGCTGCTCCATATTGTCCGGTTCTAATGGCCCATTCTTCATAGAATTCAATGCTGTCTTTATTGGCACTGGCCAATGAATTGAATAATTTTTCCAAAGCATTCTTGGTGCCTTTGTCCTGTAAAAATCCTTGATAGAATTTGTACTGTGCCACATCATCATTGATGATATTCTGCAAATATTCTCTCTTTTGATATCCTATCAAATGTTGAGCAAGTTTTTGCTGCTCCACATCAAAATTATCTGTGTCCAAATCATAAAAATCTCCAAACTGATTGGTTTTGTATTCAAAGTTGGGTTTGAGAGATGATACTGGTTTCTCTGTTAGTTGACTCCATTCACTATCTTTGAAAGTGCTGCTGCCTGTGATATGATCGTTGGCACTGTAATAAAATTGTTTGTATTTGACCACGTCACTCATATTGTAATCTGTGAATGCTTGCCATTCTCTAATTTTTACTTCGTCATACACAAATCCTGGTATGTTTAAAGAACCGTTCCAGTCACTCACTACATAACCTATAACTTTGATTCTGTCTTGTCTGTAGCCTGGCGCTTGATCATAGATCACGTCATTGAACACTGTGACATTATCAATCAAAACCACATGTTCTTTTTGTATCAACGGAATCTTAACAAAATATATGCCATCACTGGTGTTTTTTACACTCAATGTAAAATCATTGTTTTGACGCACTACACTCAATTTGTCTCTGGCTATTTTTGTGCCATCTGCTTTCAACACAGCATAGTCATAAAAATTATCAAATACATTGTCTGCTGTGGAATAAGATGTTTGCAGTTTCAGTTTGTTGGCGCTGGGACTCATGCTCAACACTGCTCCTTCTTTCCAGTTTTGTGTGGTCCAGAACATGAATTCTTGAGCACTCAAGTTCCAATTTTCCACAGTGTTGATGTCTCTATTGAAATTATCAAACACAAATCCTTTGGATTCAAGATACTTGGCATAACCCAAAATAAAATCCACCACTTCTTGCTGAGTGGGCAGCACTGTGCCATAATTCATCACGCTGGTAGTTTTTTCAAAATTTCTACTGAACACAGCCGTGACTCCACCTTCCATAGGCAATGAAACCAATTTGGTGAACTTGGTCACGTCAAATTTACTTGCACTAAGGTGATCTATTTTTGTTTGATAGAATTGATTTTGATACTGCACAATTTGTCCAGCAGTGTAAACTTTATCACTGATCCATTTAATAAACGATTGGCTCACTCCACCTACTCGTTTCACAGGATCATCTTGTTTTCGCAATGGAGCAAAATATTTAAATTGAGGAGATGTTAGATCATATCCTTTAACAAGGAATCCTGCAGGTAATTTTTCCACTATCACACCACTGTACACCAAAACATCAATGGGTGAACTGGTGTTTAAATGTATGTCATAGTTTTCATCCGGCACGAACACATTGCTTTTGTTCAAAGGTGATCTGCTGTCCAATAACAGTTTAAATTTTTCTTTTTCAGTGAACCCTTTCACTTTAAAGCCCAATTGTTGAGTTAATCCTTTTAGAGCAGTTTGATAATCTGTGTAATTGCTCAACACATCAGTTTTGATATAATTGGAAACGTAATTGATCAAACCAGAAGTTAATATCAAATTTTCATCAGTTCTGCTGTTGGGAAATGCTAGATCAGACAGTGTGATTCTTTTTTTAGTGTCAGTGTATACAATTTCATCTGCAATATTTTTTTGTATTCTGCTGGCATCAAAATTTACACCCATGGTGTGAGCAGGTCTATTCAACAGCATGGATTTTAATAGAGCAAAAGGATAGTTAGAACTGCGTCTCCAAGCAGTCTCTACTGGTGCTTGATCACCATATTTGAATTGGTCGTCAGACAATGTTATTATTAAATTTTTAGCATAATTGCTGTTAATGGGGCTCAGCAATGCTCCATCTTCATCCACTGGTAAGTGTTTTAATAAATCAGTGCGTTTGTATCTGCTGTCATACACTAATTTTTTGCCTGGTTCTCTAATCACACCAGCCTGAAGGTCTTCCCAAAGAATCAAGTTGTCACGTGTGTATGGTGCTGGACCATACACTTGGTTCCACCAAGTGGGCTGCTCGCTGAAGCCCAACATCTCCCAAGGATGACTGTGTGGTCTATCTGTGTCATAGGCTTGTTTGTAAATGGCTCTCCAAAATCCTGGTAATGGTGTGCCAGCAAATGACAGCATGTGAGAATGATTGTATGTGAAATTGTCTGCGCTATCATAGAAAAAATTATCTGTGTAATCCAATGTGCCAGCCATGCTGTTCCATCTAATGAAATCAGCAGACATGGATTGATTAATGTTGTTTATGTTGTATCCAGTATTTCTGTTTTCACCTGGAACAAAGTCAAAAATGTTTCTTATGTCTTTATCATATGAAATTTTTATGTTGTTGTAGATTCTTTTTTCTAATTCCAATAATAGATCATCTCTGTAATCATCATAAGCCACCATGATGCTGCCGTCATGACCTTGTATTACTTCCACTGGATCTAATAGTGTGTTGTCTGTGTAGATTTCAGGTTTGTATTTGGGATATAAACCCAACTTGGTAGGAGTGGGTGGTACATGATTACCAACTGTGCTTTCATATTCAAATATCTCCACCACATCATTCACAACCAATGCTTTAGAAATTACGCAAAAACCATCTGTGTTGAATGTGTAATCAATGCCGTGATACAATTGTTCACCATTCAAATACACTTGTACTGCTTTGGTACTCAACGTGCTCATGCTGAATCCTCGACTCAAAGCAAAATATATGTTGCTGTCATCAAACACAGTGAAAGATAATTTTTTAGCAGCACCATAAGGAATCATATCGCTGAAATAGAATGGCATGTTGTTGTTTTTGTCTTCGTTGATGATGTGCATGATTTTATCCACGTGCTCACGTGTGGTGCCGCTGAATCCTGAATTTTCTGCCACTTGTAAGAATGTTTTTTTGAATTTGTCGTATTCCTTTTGAGCAAATGCCACAGACTTGATCACATTGTTTTGTTTTTCTGTGATATGATATAGAGCAAGATTTATAGGAGCACTGTGTTGTACGAACTTGGTTCCGTAAGCAGTAAGATTGCCCAAATCTCTCAAATTATTTGCACCTGGGTTGATACCCACAAAAGAATCCAGTTGTTCAATGATGCTGTCCACATGATTGACTACTTCTCCAAAAGTAAAATCATTGAGATTGGCATTCAATGGATTGCTCTCTAAATTGATGGGGATTTCATAATATCCATTTGAATTTTTCACAGCACTGCTGTGTGTTTTTAAAATAATACTCTGATCGCTGTTAAGATCTAGATCCAACTGCACATATAATATGTCATTGATGCTGACTGTTTCATAATTGCTGGCATTCAACAGTTTATTATCCACATAAACTTTTAAAATTAAATCACTTAATGTGCCACTGCGATCATACACATCCACTGCAAAATCATTGGTTTGTTCAGAACCAAGATATTGTCTTATCACCATTTGTTTGCTGAAACTTTTGGCTTTGGTCCATCCATGCACATTTTCAAACGTGGTTCTATCACTGTATTGTTTTAAAAATCCCACGTCTGTGGATTGATCTACTATTTCATTCTCCAACTGATAGCTGAATGAATCTTTGAGAAGATTGAAATCATACACAATGTCACCCACATTGTTCACGTTCCTGTAAGAAAGTGCAAATCCTAATTCTGTGTCTGCTGTGCCTGTGCCCACTCTATAACTGAAAACTTTGTTGCCTAAAAAATTCGTACTGAAGTATTTTGCTGCATTAGAAAAACTTTCACCTTCATCATCAAACACATCAAACAGAGGTGCTTGGTTCACTGTGTTTTTTGCTTGTGCTTCTTGCCACGTGGCACCATTGTAATAGAACATCTTGCCTTGATTCGCTTGCCCGCTTAAAATCAACACAACTTCGTTCTCTAATGGCTGTGAATCAGTGGGTTCAGTCAATGAAATTTGTTTATTGGTGGGATCACCGTCTCCGCCAAAGTTTATAATGTTAACTTGAAATATTCTATTTTTGACCAGTACATCTGTGTCTGCAGTCACTAATATTCTCATGCCGTCTACTAGGTCCACGCCATCCACGTTGTAGCCTGTGGCTCCTTCTATGTCGGAAAACACATCAGTGGTGAATGTGTCCACCACATCCACATATTGTTTGGCAAATGTACCAAAGCGATGCAATTTTAGTCCAGCATCAAATTCTATGATAGGTCGTTTGGCTCTTAATGTTTCATCCACATCCAAAGTAACACCATTATAGGTGGCCACTGCTTGCAGCACTGATTTGTGTGTCCATTTATTGGCTCGAGACCAGGGATTTCGATCCAAAGAGTTTTTTTTAATTGTTATGTAATCTTTCTGATCTGCAGCAGTGTCGTCAATGTCATAAGTTGCTCTGTCAAAGCCTTCTGCATCATCAAACTGATCTAAATTTTCATCTGCAATGTCATTGGGCACTGCTAGGTCCTGTTCATTGATCAATTGAATGGATTTGCCCACACCTTCCACATACCAATCATTTTGTGCATATTTTGCAGGAGTAACATTGCCTTTAAAATTCACTTTCATACCGTTGGAAAGAGCAATACCGTTGTTTAATGTGAAATCTTTTTTGCCTATGATCTCTTTTTCCACATCTATTTCACTGTTTTCCTCAATGTTTGCTACTTGTATCAATCCATAAGCATTGATATCATTAGCAGCCACATAATATAAAGTGTCTGGTGTGTTTTGATCCACCACAAAAGTTATCACGCCTTGCTCTATGTTCTGATCACTTACACCATTGGGAGATTCAGCAAATAAAAAATCTTCATCCAAAGTTCTAGCAGTTTTAATAGTGAATGGCAAGCCTGGAGTATTAATTTCAAAACGATAAGTGATACCTCTGTACAATGTGATAGTTGCATTAACTGTCTGACCATCTGGTGTCAATAGATAGGCATAGTTGTCCTGATTGTCACTCAGTGTGACTGTGTAGGTACTTTGTACCTGCTGCTGCAATCCTGTGATAGTTATGGGATCTGGACCATAGGTTAACCAGTAGTACTCTCTAAAATTTACAAACTTGTCCCAGTCAATGTTGGGGTTCCAACTGTAGTATTCTTGTGCATTCAACACGCTGTGGTTGTCCACATTGCCACCCAAACTTTTGATCTGGTTGATGTAGTCCACATAGTCTTTGTAAAATACCACGTTGTTGAGATTGTCTCTGCGCACCACCACAGGTTCCAACTGATAGTTTTGCCTATCGTCGCTGACTTCTTCTATGTAACTATCATTGGGCACAAATGCTTTGGCTGTTTTTCTTCCATAGAAAGCACTGATCTTTTGCACTGTGCCTGGATTCAATAATTGATCCAGTGTGCTGTATAAAAATTTATTGTTGGTAGGAGTTCTAAAATATCTTGGCAGTAGATTGCTGGATTTTCTATCGGTGGAGTTATCTGATCCGATTGGTAGAGCAGATTCTTCTTGATTGTTATCGTAAGCCATTATTAATTCCCACTGTAAGCAGTACTGTTAATACCTGTGTTAACTGTGGAAGTGGCAGTGATCACTGAACCACTGGCTTTTAATTTAGAAGCTGTGACAGCGTCAATTATTTCTACATCAAACACTGTGGCACCACTAATAAAAATTTCATCGCTTTCGGATTTAATTTCATACAAGCTGCCAAAAGATTGTGAACTTTGATCAGGAACCATTATAAATGTCACAATGTCTGGAGCCAGTTGAGTCATCACATAGGTGCTGAGTTCTGAGAAATAAAATGTATCTCCAAAGTCCCAATTTTCCAAAGCAAAGTATTCGTTGATGGCTTGTATCACTCGCACTTTGACATCATCATCATTCACCACTTCATTGCTGTTCTTAACTATTTTGAACACTGCTTGAAATTTAACATCTGCTTTGTCACCAAACAATATTTTGTATTTGACTGGATGATAGATCACTTCATCGCTGATGGATTTGATTAGATTGATTTGCTTGCCAAAATTTTGATACATGGCATCTGTACTCATGGGCAATGGTTTGGATTCCACATTGCCATCCAACCAAGATCTAAAGTCTGTGTCATAGGTTCTGGTCAATACAAATATGTCAATGATATTGCTCACGCTGGGGTCTATTCTATTGGAACTGTCTGTGCTGTGAACATAATGGAATTTTAATTCACTTCTGCCTAAATGTGCTTTGTAATCCGTTGTGACACTCAATGTGTCTGTGGACACATCTAATATTTTAAAAATATCTGTGGTGCTGTTGTAAAATATGGTGTTGGTATCATAAGAACTATAAGCACCTATTTGATTTTCACTGGTGATGGTTACAATATTTTCATCAGCAGCATTCACATAGTTGAAATCCTCCACACCTTCTGTGATAACTTTTTTCTGATAGATATATGTGTTGGCTGATACTAAATTTTCAAAAGATTCAGGATTGTCCATTAATCCATCATCATCTGAATCAAAGTTTGTGATTTCAATTTTTTTGCTGTCCACGTATCCTTGACTGTCTCTGTACTCTTCAACCACTTGCCAATCCACGTCATACAGCAAAGGATTGGATGATGCTGGCGCTGTATTAATAGACAGCACTGTGATTTTGTCTTTGATCACTTTGCCGCTGTTGTTGTTGTAATTTTTGTCGCCACTGTCGTAATAGAAACGAATTTCTTGGTCGCTTTCAAATACATAACGCACTCCTCTATAGGTCACTGTGTACAGCTCTGTGTCTGTGGTAAACAACAATAACCAGCTGGCATCCAACTGTTGATTGCTGGTGTCACCTGTTTTACCTGTGCTGAAATCACCGTAGATATTAAGATTGTTTTCATCAATCACTGCCCAATCTCTATCAGACACATTGTATCTCAATCCAAATGTGCTGTTGGCAAATATTTGATCCAACATCTGTAATTTCACATCCGAAGATAGAGCTTTGGTAAATTTAGGCACTATTTGTGTCAATACAGCAGATGAAGGTATTTGATCGTTGAAAATTATAGGGCCGCTGTTGTCATTTTGTATCACAGTGCCATTGTCAATCACATTCACCACAGTGGTCCATTTCACAGTGTTGTCGCCCAATTGTGAAGGTGTACCCAACTCCAGTTCTCCATCTTGATTGAAATATTTGCCTGAAGGTGCTGTGAATTTTAAAAGAGCACCAATTTCTAAATATTTCAAAGAACTTTCTGTGAATGACCCCACTTCTAATTTATTCGTGTCTTCGTCTGTGAAATATCCAGTGGAAATATTGCTGCCTTGACTGCTTTGATTCCACACATACGCCGTGTCAGTGGTTAGTATTTTGGGAAAATTATTCAAATAAAAATTAAAAAGTTTTTTGTCTGAAATCAAAGGTTCAATGGTATTGTTAATGATACCTTCAATGTCTGTGCGAGTCACATAGCTGAATGTGATGCTGTTGTCCACAGTTTCTTTGTAGATTATACCATCAGCACCGTACAGATTGGTATTGCTGTATTTGCCTGTGGCATCCAACAGATCAAAATATCGCGATATGCCGCTGGATACTCGATTCACTGATTTGATTTTTATAATTTCTTGATTCACAGACAGAGGAGCTACATTATAATCTTCTCCAGTGATCATTCTGTTTTGTGTGTAATATGTGGATGGTGCATTTGTTTTAATTGAATCATCTGATTCAGAATTGGTTGCATTATCCACAGTGTACTGCAGTGCCAAACTGATAGTGAGTGTTTCGTCTTTGCCTGCGGTGCTCACGTAAGGTATAACAATCTGAATATTGCTCATGTCACTTGGTACAATTTTAAACTGTCTGTTATCGCTGGTTCTGTAATAGATTCTAAATCCGCCTTTAGGTAAATTGCCAAAAGTGCCGTCAGCAAACTGTAGATTGATTCTGTCTTCAGTTCTGGTGATCACGCTGTAGATATTTCTGATTGACTTGGCAGTGCTGTTGTAGATCACGTTGTTGCCTTCGGTAGCACTCACTTTGGTCCATAATTCTTTTTCTGCTTGATTGGTATCTAACGAATACAACCACACATCTGATTGATTGATATTAGAAGCATCTATGGACACAATCTGATTGGGAGTGGGCAAGTCCACTGTGAATTCTCCCTGTTGAAGTACACCTTGTCTAAAATGAAAAAAGAATCCTGTGTTGCTGCTGGCATTTCCTCTGCCGTCATCTTTGTGAATAAATGATAGTTTGTTGGTGGGTAATGGAGACAATTCTTCCACAGCGCCATTGTTTAGATCCACGCTCACGATTTCAAATTGAGTGTTTCTGCCATCAATACTTTTGGAAAAACTAAAAACTGGTACTGATTGTAAATCAGAATTGAATTGATACAACTCCACAGGTATTCCATCCACTGTGTCTGTCTTGTTGGGTCTGCCCACTTTGGTATTCACAGGCAACACTGCATTGAGTACTTTTACAAATTGTTCATACCAATCTTCATTGCTGGGATCATTCCACAAGATGGTTTGATTGCTGAGATTCACATTGTTGCTGTCGATGATTTCCTCTGAAGTGCTGACTGAATCTATTTTTAACAATCCATTGGCACATTGATTTCTTTTGGCATTGTAGCTCAATAATCTAGCCAGTCTCAGCACAGATTCTCTACGTTCAGCCAACTCGATGAAATTTTCTCTAGCGTTTAGGTCAATTCTAAAAGCAATGTTTTGTCCTAAGAAAGCGATCAAATCAATCAAAGCAAGATATTCACTGCTTTCCAAATAGTCATTGAAATCTTCAGGATAGTTCTGACGCAGATAACTGATCATGGATCTACGTAGATTGTCAAAATCGTAACTTTTGAAGTCCGCATTGCGGAAGCTCTGATAGACCTTTTTCCAGTCTTCAGCCAACAATAATTTGTTTAATCTATCTGTGGATGACATAAGTTCCTGTTGTATGAACTTATTTATTATGTTTGATTAAATGCTCAGTTAATTCTAGCTGATTAATCCCTGACTTTCATCAAATTTAAGACGCATGCTTTCGGAAATATTATAGGGTAGATAGGTGAGATCGCACTCAATTTGGATGCCGCTTTCATAGGTATCCACAGTGACCGAATTAACTTGTACTCTGGGATCGTAATTCACAATCTGTGTGACATTTTCAACAATGGCTTGTTTCATGCCCTCTGTGAGAGGCTCAAACAATGCGTCCCAAATGATAGTGCCAAACTCTGGATTTTCCAGCTTTTCTCCTTGACGAATGTGGAAGTGATTCAACAGATCTTGTTTGATCAGAGCAATATCATACAGATTGAAACTGTTGGCATTGGGATCCACTGTGCTGATGCCTTTGTAGGCTCTAGCACCCAACGGACTGTTGGAAGTTTTTTTGGATTTAAGAACAATGTCCTTGTATAATTTTTTCTCTTGTGTGCTCATATTAATATTTATTCGTTAATTTTTTGCAAATGTGTCATTTATTTGATTGAGAGAAGAATCAATGATATTATTAGGATTTTCTCTATCTGTTAAATCACTGCTGACATTGTTAGGATTTAAATTTTCATGCTGTGGCCAAGGCTCGTGTTGTGGCACTCTTTTCATAATACTTTCTGTTTCTGGTAGAACAAAAGTTGTTAAATTGACCACACTAGTGGCAGTGGTAGCACTGGTACTGCTACTTCTAGAGGAAGGTGTGGCGTGATCTGTTTTGCCATCAGCTTTGACTGTGTGACTGTCACCGCCCAAAGTGAAAAAATAATCTGTTCCAATGTTTTCATGCAGTTGACTGCCCACTGTGATATAACCATTGCTGTTGGCTTTCAACGATAATTCAGCACTTTCAATATTTGTATTCAAAGCAGATTTAATATTAACGTTTCTGCCTGCTTCTATGTTCACATCTCTGTCCGCTTTAAAATTAAAATCTTGTTTGGTATGAATACTCACACTGTCTTCAGCATAGATATCAATTTTTCCATTGGCTGTTAATTCCACCCACGTGGTGCCTTTTGAATTGCCAATGTAGATCAAATCTTCTGAATTGTGCAACAATATTTGATGACCTGTTCTGGTTCTAATACGCACCAATTCATTGTGAGGTATAGTTTCATCTGCTGGAGTTATATCGTCTGTGATTTTATTCACATATTCTGATGGTCCTGTGGCTGCTGATGTCTTGCGTAAAAATTTGTCATCACCATCATCCATCACAATACTGCTGCCACCCAATCTTGAATAGTATCTGCCACCTTTGCCTCGAGTATTGCCACGTTTGTCCAAAGGTCCTGGAGTGCTGACTCCAAACACGCTGCTAGGTGCTTCACGTCTAGCACTTGATGTGGTCAAGCCTCTGGTTTCATCTTCTAACAATCCTTGATTGTTGAGTATGTCCACAAACTGCTGATTGATGGGTTTTAAATTTTTAGTAGAGTCTGTGAGATTTCTCAAATTCACCAGTAATTCTTTGTTGTATTCACCCACTGGTAATTTTTTACCACTCTGTGCGGGATCTTCATTGGTGTCGGTAAATGTGGTGACTGCTCTACCATCTGGCAACATAAAGTTTTGATTTTCTGCCTGCACACAACCGAACCAATAGCCTTTGTTGATGTTGCCTTCCACAAATATTACCAGCACTGTGTTGCCCACATCAGGTGGTATAAACCACATGCCGTAGCTCTGTTGGCTGCTGGCATAGTCATGATTTTTGGTCACACCATCATAGTTGGTCACACCATAGAATGGACTGAGATATCTCACCTGCACACGTTGATTGGGTTCCAATGAATCCATACTGGGATCGTTGGATCTCAAAAGTTCTACTTCCAGCGTGCCTGAATACTTGCTGTCCAAATGACTGGTTACTCTAGCCTCGTAGGGTCCAGGATTTTTCATTGTTGAATTTTTGCTGGATCTTTTATCTATAGAAAACATTATGCACCTGTGTTATCAATTGTTGGAATATTATCTTTTAAAAAAGAACCTGTGGATTTTCCTTTTTCTTTTTTAACTTCTTGATTGGGAATTCTAGTCAGTTGCAATTCTTGCCTAAAAACACCATTTTCAAAAATGTTTTCCACTTGCACCACTTGGAAAACTCCACTGAACTGAGCTAGTTTAACAAAATTTTTATTCAGTTGACTGGCAGTGTCTTTGAATATCATCTGACCATTGCTGGCATAATCTATAGGTGTGCGGAAATTTAAAACCACATACACTCCGGCAAATGTGGGCTCCATGCTGCCGTCTTTGTTGATAAATTTAGGGTTGCCTGTTTTAGGGTCTGTTTCTATTTGTGAATAGTAATTGCCGGTGCCGCTGTCAGCAATAAAATATGGATCACCCAATATGCTCAAGTCTGCTTTGACAAAGGCTACCTGACCTGTGGTTATAAAATCATGGAATTCCAAAGCCATTTTTTGTTCAGTGCTCAATTCTCCCACAGATTCCATGGTGTTTTTTGTGGGACTGTAAAAATAATTGGTAGTGGTTTGTGCTGATGCAGTCTTGCTGTCAGCTGTGTCACCTTTGCTGTCATCAATTTGTGATTTTTTTTCTTTTTCCGCTTTAGATTTTTTGTTGGGATCTTCTTTGGAATCCGCCTGATCACTGGGCAATTGAGCCAGTAAAGAATTATTGATTTGGATGTCAAACTTTAAAACGTCTAAATTTTTTCCTGTGAAAAGATAATCATATTCTTTCACCACAAAGTTATTGATTTTCACTGTGTCGGTTTTAACATTGGGTTTCACAAACAAAGATTCATGCACCATGTGTTCTATCACATCAAACACGATCAATCTAGCATAGGCTCCAGTTTTTTCTAAAATTTCAGCATCGTTGATCAAAAACACTCGAGGAACCACTTTAAACCATTTTTTAAAACCATTAACATCACTGTCTGCCAACAAAAATTTTGTGTAATCACTGTACAGTATCACGTTGGTTATGATGTTTTCTATGGATGTACCTGCTTTGAATGACAACTCTCCCAGTCTTTGATTGATTATTTTTTGTTTGGTTATTATTTTCTTTTTGCTGTCATAAAATTTTTTATCATCATCGTTGAGCACATTTTTTAACTGATTGTCAGTGAAATTCATCAAAGACTTGCCTATGTCATTCATGGAAGCATATGACTGTTCATAGGAAATGCTGCTGGGAGTGCTGAGCACTTGTGATCCCGTGCCTACCAATTGTGTTCTCTGTTCATTGGGATCATATGTGGCTTTTTGATCTGTGAATGCAGTTCTTTGACTCTGCTGATTCAATTGATCCAGTTTGGGAAAATTTACAATAATGTCATCTATCACTGTGTATTTTTTATCGCCTTCTTTGTTTTTGGATTTTTTGTTTTTGTTCAGTTCTTCCTGCAGGCTGTTTTGCAAGAATTGTTGCACAGTGGTGCCTCTGATAGTGACATCAGTGTTCAATGATTGTACACTGCGACGCATGCTGTATTCGGGTTGTGCCACAGCATCCACTTGATAGGTAGCACCTGCTTGATCCGCTGAAAAATTTATGCCTGTGAACAGTATGGGCAGAATTCTTTTGGTGGGACGATTGTTTTGATCTGTGATGTTCACTGTCTTATTGCTGAGATCTGTGCCTACAAATTCCATGATGAGACAAAAAGGTGCTTGGGCGTAATTTTTATAACCTGCTTGGGCTCCTGCAGCTTTGATAGTCTCTATAAAAGTGCCCATGCTGTAGGGTTCAAACACAGAGAAATTCACTTTGGTGGCATTGGTCATGCTGTTTTTGTTGGGTGACATCACTGTTTGTATTTGAACATTGTTGATAAAATATTCTCTGGCAATTCTTGTGTTGGATCCTCCACCATTAAAATCCAGATCATACAATGTTTTGTATTTGGAAGTTCCAGATCCACCACTGCGTAAAATAGTCACTGTGGGAGATTTCACACGCAATCTGTAAGGAAAATTCAGTTCTTCCGGAGTGAGACAGGCCAGAGTGAATATGGTGTTGAATGAATTATAATTGTGCAGAGGATTGGGAATTTTATTTGGAAACAACACAGTGTTATTGGCGTCATATGTGGATCTTTGAATATCGTCTGCTGTGGAAGATCCAAATGTATCGTCGGATGATCTAACTTGTATATTGTTGCGAGTATCTGTAGGCATAGTTTATATTCCTAAAGATTGTCTCAATTTAGGTCCTTGTGGAAGATAAATTTTTACACCTGCAACCAAATCATATATGGGATCTTTGATTGTGTCCATATTTCTTTGTGCAAACACCCACCATAATTTTGAAGATCCGTACAAATCATACGCTAACAGATCCGGTCTGTGTGTGTACTGCACTCCTACTGTGTACAACACATCATCAGCGGTGGCTGGGATGGGTCTGATGGACAACAGATCCAAATATTGATCATTCACTATGGGTGTGGCTGTCCAAGGACTTTCTATTCTGTAATTTGCCATTAGATGTATCCTCCGTCACCTTTGATGTAGTTGCCTTTGACAAAATCATTCATGTTAAATTGTGATATGGCCGTTCTGCTGTATTGTGGCATCAATTGCACAGTGAGTTGACTCTGTGCTGGTGCCCAAGCCACATTTTTATATGTGCCTTCATCAAAATCTCCTTGAGCTTCTGCATTGAGTCCACAACTGATGTAATCCACATCCTGAGGCAATTCCACGTTGAAACTTGTGACCACCACAGGTACATTTTTAAAAACAAAATCTCCGTAGCCATTCAACAACACCACTGGTGGTGGTGATCCTGCGTCAGTGCTGGCTTCACCATAACGCATCTTTGTGATGCTTCTCAAATAATGCACTGCTGCCACCCAGTATCGCGCTTCCAAACCGTTCTGCACAAAAAAATCACCGTTGATTTGAATGTTGTCCACTGTGCTGTAGTTGAAAGAATTCATTGCGTAGTTGGTATGAGTGGGATTAGTTGGAGTGTAGTTGGCTGTGTGACTCATAAGAATGCTGGGAGTGTATGGAAAAACCAAACCACCAGTGCTGAGCAATGGCAACAAAAAACTATTCTCTTTGAAGTTGTCTGGCACGCTCAATCTCACACGCCAGTCTTTTTCGCCAGGCTTGCTGGCTGATTCACCCTGTGTGAATGTCTTGGCTGCACTCATGCCGTCTTTTGGTAAAAATTTAGATCTGAGAGCAGAACCAAATTTTGCTGGATTGGCAAAATCCACCGTTGTAGCTGCTGCTTTGCTCACAAAACCTGTGATGCTGGCATCACTGCCCAGAAGGTCGGACACCGAGTTCTGTGCATCTTTTTGAGAATATTGGTTTGATAAATCTGCCATATGTCAAATATATCAAGTATTTATTGACAAAATTAACTGCGTAGTTTATACTGAAGGCTAATTACAAAGGAATTCAATGAAAAAAATCAACTATCTAAACAACAAAGATCTGTTGGAAGAGATACACAAATCCAAGAACAGCTATTGCAGCTACACCAAAGACGAGCATCATAGATACGATGCTATTGTGTCATCTTTGGAACGTATCAATGTTAGAACCATAGCAGAAGCCAAACGTGCTAGAGCTAAAAGATTAGCTCAGGAAGAGTTTGAAAAACGCAAAGCAGTGGATCCCAAAGTTAAATTGTCTGAGTGTGAGGTGGATTATAAAAAAATTAAAAAAGAAGACTTGGTGTTTAGAGTGATGACTTATGAACACATACCCAATGAACCAGGTCGCAAAAAAAATCCCAAAAGTTCTGCAGATTCCAAGATCAAAGTGAACTTTCCTGCTTTCCAACATTGGAAGTATGACGAGAAAGACAATCTTTCATGTGTGGGTAAGAGTCACTGGGAAGGCGGCATGCACAATGGCAAGTTTAATAAGGAGGGCGGCAAGCCCACAGCCAAACTGGCTATGATGTGGATGAAACTGTGTGAACGTTATGCCACTCGAGGCAATGTGAGAGGTTATACCTACAATGACGAAATGCAAGGGCAAGCCATATTACAATTAACTCAGATTGGTTTACAATTTGATGAGAGCAAATCCAATAATCCATTTGCTTATTATACAGCAGCAGTGACCAATTCATTTGTGAGAATCATCAATATCGAAAAAAGAAATCAAAATATCAGAGATGACATTCTGGAAATGAATGACATGATGCCCAGTCACACACGTCAAAACGCAGAAGCATATCAAAATGCTGTGGACAGGGAATTCAAAAAGAAAATTTAAGTTATTGACTTTATTCAATTTTTTGTTTACAATGAAGTCTTGGAAATTTATATTTGATGTTTAAAAAAGCAGCAGTCTTTACTGACATACATTTTGGCTTGAAGAGCAACAGCGTGATTCACAATCAAGATTGTGAAGAATTCGTGGATTGGTTCATAGAACAAGCCAAACAAAACAATTGCGAAACAGGCATATTCTGTGGTGACTGGCATCACAATAGAAATTCATTAAATTTGATGACCATGGATGTTTCCATCAAATGTTTGGAAAAATTGGGCAAAGCATTTGAAAAATTCTATTTCTTTCCTGGCAATCACGATTTGTATTACAAAGATAAACGAGACATTCATTCAGTGGAGTTTGCTAGATTTATTCCGGGTATCACTGTGATCACAGAAACCACCACCATAGATGATGTGACTTTGGTGCCTTGGTTGGTGGGAGATGAATACAAACAGATCAAAAAAGTCAAAAGTAGATACATGTTTGGTCATTTTGAATTGCCTCACTTCTTAATGAATGCTATGATAGAAATGCCAGACACTGGATTGATACAGACTGGAGACTTTGTGAATCAAGAATATGTGTTCACAGGACACTTCCACAAACGTCAAACAGCAAAAAATATACATTACATAGGCAATCCCATGCCGCACAACTATGCTGATGTGAATGATGATCAACGAGGCATGATGATTATGGAACATGGTGGCACTCCCAGATACATCAATTGGTACAATTGTCCTAGATATCTAAAAGTTAATCTTGGTGAATTATTAAATGATGCCAAAAACATTATCAAACCCAAAATGCATTTGCAAGTCACTCTGGACATAGATATCAGCTATGAAGAAGCCAGTTTTATCAAAGAAACTTTCATAAAAGATTACAACTGTAGAGAAATTGTGCTGATACCAGGCAAAAAAGATGATGAATTAACCAGTACATTGGATATCACACGTTTTGAATCTGTGGATGAAATAGTTAGCAAAGAGATCAATGCCATAGAATCAGACAGTTACAACAAAAACACACTGCTGGAAATTTACAGAGATCTACAATGATAAAAATCAAGAGTCTAACAGTTAAAAATTTCATGAGTGTGGGCAATCAAACTCAAGGAGTGGATTTTGACAATCAAAGACTCACATTGGTGTTGGGAGAAAATTTGGATCAAGGTGGAGATGATGCTGGCAGCAGAAACGGCACTGGTAAAACCACACTGATCAATGCATTGAGTTATGGTTTGTTTGGAGAAGCACTGACAAAAATACGCAGAGAAAATTTGGTCAATAAAACCAACAACAAAAACATGTTGGTCACATTAACTTTTGAAAAAGATGGTGTGAAATATCGTATTGAGAGGGGAAGACGCCCTAATACTTTGAGATACTTTATCAATGACTCTGAACAAGAGATCACAGATGAGAGTCAAGGAGACAGTCGTATGACTCAGGCTGCTATCAATCACATGTTGGGATTGTCACATTCCATGTTCAAACACATATTGGCATTGAACACTTACACTGAACCGTTTTTAAGCATGAGTGCCAATGAACAAAAAGACATCATTGAACAATTGCTGGGCATAACACTGCTGAGCGAGAAGGCAGAATTGCTCAAAGACAAAATTAGAATCAGCAAAGAAGACATGGCCATGGAAAATGCTCGTTTGGAAGGTCTCAAAATGAGCAATGAGAAGATCAAAGAAACCATCAATTCATTGAGCAACAAAGAAAAAATTTGGAACACACAAAAGAATTTAGACATTGAAAAACTTAAAAAGTCCATCACAGAGTTGGAAGCAGTTAATATTGAACAAGAACTGGAAGCACATCAACAGTTGGAAGAATGGACCAAATTCAGCAATGAACTGAAACAATTACAAAAAGACAAGAACAGTTTGGAAATGACACTGTTGCAATCAGACAAAACTGTGAACAAAGTGGGACAGGATCTGGACAAACTGCATGACAAAGCCACTTGTTATGCTTGTGGTCAAGAATTACACAATGATAAATTTTGTGAAATACAACGCAAACTGGAAGAAGAATATGGTGATGCTGTGAATTACAGCATGAGCATTGTGGATGAAATTGCTGTGATAGAAGAAGCAATCAAACTGCTGGGCACACAAGCACAGCGTCCTGAAACATTTTACAACACCGTCAAAGAAGCCTATGAACACAGACAGTATTTGGAAACTTACAAAAGCACTTTAAAAAACAAAAAAGCAGAACAGAATCCTTATGTGGATCAAATCACGGAATTGAGCACAGAAGCACTGCAAGAATTGGATTGGAGCGAAGTGAATCGTTTGCAAACATTCAAAGATCATCAAGAATTTTTATTAAAACTGTTGACCAACAAAGACAGTTTCATAAGAAAGAAGATCATAGATCAAAACTTGGCATTCTTAAACAACAGATTAACACACTATCTCACAGCACTGGGCTTGCCACACACAGTCACATTCAAAAACGATTTGAGTGTGGAAATCACTCTATTGGGTCAGGATTTGGACTTTGACAATCTCAGCAGAGGTGAGCGTAATAGATTGATATTAGGATTGAGCTTTGCTTTCCGCGATGTTTGGGAGAGTTTGTATCAGGATATCAACCTGTTGTTCATAGATGAATTGATAGATTCTGGTTTGGACACAGCAGGTGTGGAATCATCCTTGGCCATATTGAAACGCATGAGCAGAGAGCGTGGCAAGAGCATATATTTGATCAGTCACAAAGATGAATTGATGGGTAGAGTGAACAACACATTGAAAGTGATCAAAGAGAATGGATTCACTTCCTACAGCAATGCTATGGAAGTGCATGAAATCTAGGAGCATTTATGGATGACACACATGATCAGTTGACCAAAGCCTACATGAACTATTTCAAATACAATGAAAAGTTTGCCAAAAGACCCAGTCGTCAAAGCAAAATACATTCACGCAAATGGCTGAGTGAGATACGCAAACTCAGTCGCACACGCCGAGCGGAGATTGCTCGCGAATACAAACAGCACAAAGAGAAGAATCGCAGCCAGTAGCACGGCGCAGCCGCTGCGGCAGACGCTACAGTTTGTACGAAGTACAAAGCTGCGGCACAAAAAATTTTTTGACTTCTCACACTACCAAAATATTTCATTCACTACCAAAATATCACAAAGATCCAAGACTCTGCCTAATGAAATCTCACTCATGTAAGTAGCTGCATGCCATGGATGTATCAAGGTCAAGCCATAGATTCTCTGCCGGAAGGCACAGTGGGATTTGTGTATCTCATCACCAATCTTCAAACAGGTCGCAAGTACGTGGGCAAAAAATTGGCACAGTTCAAAAAATCACGTCCACCTTTGAAAGGTCGCACCAACAGACGTCGCAGTCTGGTGGAGAGTGACTGGAGAGACTATTGGGGCAGCAACGATGTGTTGATGATGGATGTGCAGCGTTTGGGCCAGGATCAATTCACCCGAGAAATACTGTACATTTGTCGCAGCCGAGGCGTGATGGGCTATTTGGAGGCTTTGGAACAGTTTGAACGTGGAGTGTTGGAATCAGATGAATACTACAATGGCATCATCAATGTACGCATAGGCGGCAGCAATTTACTGAGAGAAGAATTAAAAAGGCTCAAGGCAAAATCATAGCAACAATGGTGATCGTGAGATCCAGGAAATGCGCCCGCAAGGGAAAGTGAATCCTGAGTTGCACTGGAGGCAAAAAGGATGGTGCTCTGTGAAAAAGACACAACACCCACACAGATCAGTGGCTTGAACCGCTGATCCCGTGTTCCGTAGCAATGAAGTCAGCCAAGAGGGGTATAGGGCTACCGCCCCGCAGTGAAATGGCTGTTCAAGATGGCGTGCTCATCTCGTATGACGTCACCACTTCTCCCGATTCTGGGAGAAGTATGGATCCACTATCTGTATGAGCGAGCAGTTGCTTCGCAACTTGATTGATTCAAACAGTGAGAGCGCAGCGATCACTTGGACGAACGGGTTCGTCCACTACTTGATACGAGATTGATCTTTTCTGTTTGTGGTTTTATCAGTGTCGGAGTCCACAATATGCAAGGCCACTGCTATGATCAGCAACAAGGTAGATATGGTCAGTATATGTTCTATCATGGTGTTGTCCTCTGTGGGTTAATCTTCGTTTCTGAATATTATGTAAGCAGCCATCGCAATCACAAAAATTCCCAAAATTATTTCCATATCAGTGCTTTCAGTGTGTGATCAGTTGATTGTGGGCATCGCTAGGATCAAACTCATGCACAGTGCGCCATAAATTTTCGGCGGCAGGTGCCGATGGCACTGTGTACAACTCAGTGTGAGGCCATGCACGAGTTTCCAATGCTTGCAACACAGCAGCACTGTACACATGGATGCTGTGAGGATTCTCCCGCAATAATTTTTCAATGTTGTGCAGATTCAGTGTGCTGCGATAGGTTTGAATCTCAGTGACTTCTGGATACAGTGAAAAATTTCGGGCGTAGTGGCAGCCACGCAACCACGTGGTGTGGCCACTGATCATCACATCCGCAGCTCTCAGTCTGCAGCGTATGTGACGGAATCCACAGTCACGCAGGCGTTCTGCTGTGTGACGTCCCACACATTGTATGGGTTGATTCAATAATTCTGTGAGTGAATGTTGATAGTGTTGTATGGCAGCGATGTGTGTGATCAGCAGTGGCTGAGCCACAGCAGGATCATGTGCCACAGATTCAGTGGTGATACAGGGCAACCAAATGTCCCCGTCCGGTATGGTGTGATTCACGTTTGACTGTGTAAACACTCTCATCGTAAGATTATTTAATGTCACAGTGTGGTGATTAAAATATATTATTTGGTTTTAGATGCCGTGCTGGGCGATTAAAAGAATGGCAAACCAGTTTTTTTGGCAGTTTCCAGGTTTTCTTTGATGATACGACTGATGATCTCACGATCTTCCGCTGTGGTGATGAATGCCTCTTCCACTGTCATGCTGCCGCGCATGTACCAGCACATTTTGAACAGATCCATCTTGAAATTTTTGGTTTCACCCTCCATGTCCCGGACTTCTTTCAGAATATCCGGCAGAGAGCGAGGTAAGATTTTTATGCGAAAAAATTTGATTGATCAAATGTCACAGGCACTTCAAAAGTGGCAGGTGCACCCGCTTTGATGTCGTCGGGTGTGCTGGTGACTCTAATGGGTTTGATGCTGAAAGATTCACGCTGTTTGGTCACGTGTTCCATCACTGCGGAATAGAAATTTTTGTCTGCATTGGCAATGAATTCTCGGATGTGATTGGAATCAGTCACTGTTTCCCCATCCACTTCGATGCTGACCACGCTGTTGCTCACCATGCTGATTGTGATGTCAGTGAGCTTTCTAAAACTCTGATGAAACATGTCCAGTTTGGTTTGATCATCAATCTTGTTGTCGTTGACCACATTGTAAATTCTTTGTTCTTCAAATGTTTTCACAGCACCGTCAGTGAATTCTTTGTAATTGATTGGGCGTATGTTCACTTTCATTGAGCCAATCATCAACGAGTCCGAAAATTTTCCCAACATCAGATCATCCAATGCTCTGCGCAGATCCATGCTGTAGTCTCGCTTGATGGTGGTATTGGGCACAGTGATGCTGACATCCATGCTTTCACCGTAGGTGGCAACACGAATGGCAATCAGCACAGCATCCAAGTCTATGCTGGGCATGAGCCAAGCATTTTTGATATTGGGCACACAGCTTTGTATCACATCCACTGTGGCCTGACCATTCATCAGTGCATCTGGAGTTTTAAAAGTCAATTCGTCCTTGGCTGTCATGGCATACACAGGCAGTTCTCCTGTGACTGGTAAATCCAAAGCGCCCGCGGGGTAATATTTGCCTCTGCTGGGCAATCGCACATAATTCTTGGGCTGTCTAAAATACTTCTGTAAAGGATTTGCACCCTGTTTGACTTGATTTTCTGGCATTATTACCTCCGTATAAATAAGTGTGTGATTCACACACTCTTGTATAATGTGTGTATATTTATAGTCGGAATTAACTGGGTATTTAATTAATGGCAGAAGTGCGCATAGAAGGCGGCGGTGAACTGGATGGTGCTATACTGAAAGGTGCTGCCACGGAAGCCACACTGCAACAGCTGGTGAAAGCACTGGGTGGAGCTGGCACTGCTGCAGGAGCTGCTGCTCAAAATTTGGGCAAACAAGCACCCAAAACTCTCGGCGAACTCACCAAAGAAACCAAAGGTGCCACCAAAGCATTCAACGACTTCAAAGTCAAACACAACGCAGCCAGAGAAGCCATTCAAGATTTCAGCGTCAACATCATCAAAGGCACAGACAAGTTTGGTGATTTCACTTCCAGTCTCACAGGTTATATCAGTCAGATGGGTTTTGGATATGCACTGTTGGCTCAAGGTTTACAGAGATTGGTGGATGAACTGGATTTACAGATTGTGCGATTCAGACAGCTCAGCATGGTGGGTGCTGACTTTGGCGACAGTATATTTGCGTCCAGATATGCTGCTATCGATGCAGGATTGAGTCTGGAAGAATTCAAAGGTCAAGTGGAATCCAATGCAGGCACATTTGCACTGTTGGGTGGCAGCACCATAGCAGGTGTGAGAAGATTCCAAAGCATGAGTCGAGTGATCCAAAGAGATTTACAACCCACATTCAGCAGATTGGGTTTGAGCATGAGCGAAACCAACGATCTGATGACTGACTATCTTGAAATACAAACAGGATTAGGCAGAGCTCAAGAGATGAGCAATGAAGACTTGGTGGAAGGCACAAAAAATTATATTCAAGAATTGGATCTATTGGCTCGTGTGACTGGCATGAGTCGCAAAGAAGCATCAGAAGCATTGAAAGCTCAACAGAAAGATAGAAATTTAAGAAGTTTGATGATGAGCATGCCTGCAGAGCTACAAGCTCAACTGGGAGGCATGTTGGCCAGTATCAACAAGACCAGCCCACAAATTGCAGATGCTGTGAAGGAATTGGTGATTACCGGTGGTGCTCCTATCAGCGACACTGCCAAAGGTTTGCTGTTGGTGGATTCCAATCTAGGCAACATGGCCAGAGGATTACGAGATGGTTCTGTCTCTCAAGAAGAATTTTCTCAAGCATTACAAAGAGCAGCCATCCGAGCCAAGGAGCAAGGAGCAGCCATGGGAGCCAACAATGCCTTGATAGGTTACATGGGCAATGAAATTCTCACTGTGGGAGCAGAGTTAGCTCAATTTGGAAAATTTGCTGATGCCAGAGCTGAAGCAGAAAAAGCTCAAATGCAAGCATCTCAAACTGGCAGCAAGTCAGTGGCAGACTTCAGCAGTCAAATGACCAAACTCACCAACAGTTTAATTGCCTTGTTTGCACCATTCCTAGAAGGAGTGACAGCAGTTGCTTCATATTTGACCAGCGTGGTTGGTGCTTTAGCTAATATGATCAGCAAGTCAGAAGGTGTTGGCAAAGTGCTGATTGGGTTAGCAGGAGCAGCCGTAGCAGCAGGAGTGGCTTTGAAAGCGATTTCAGTGGGACGCGGCATGGTAGGAGGAGTTAAGAATTTTTTCACAGGTGGTGGTGGCACAACAACAGGCGGTGGTGGTGGTGGCAGTAAAGTATTGGAAGGCATCGGTAAATCTGGTGGAGGATTGGGTGCTGGTTTAAAAGGATTTGCATCAGGATTGACAGCATTTGCCAATCCCGCGGTGTTATTAGGAGCAGCAGGATTGGGCACAGCCATTGCATTAATAGGAGCAGGCATAGCAGGAGCAGCATGGTTAATGGGTGGAGCATTTGGCAAATTTGCCGATGACATGCAAAAATTTAACTCCATCGACGGGCAGAATTTGAAAAGTGTTGCATCAGGAGCAATGGCCCTAAGTGGCGCCATGGCCAATTTTGGTGTGAGCGGCATTGCTGCTGGTTTTGGCAAGCTGTTTGGTGGTGGCGGTGAATCATTAGCCAAAAATATCAATGCCACACTGGATTCTCTTGACAAAGACAAAATAGACAGCTATACTACAGCATTGAACGGATTGAGCGAATCTTTTGCAGGATTAAACAACAACATGACAAAAAGCATCAGTGCTTCTGGCAAAAGTTCTAGTGACAAGCTGGACGAGTTAAATATGACTATGAGAGCAGTGTTAGATGAATTACAAACAGGCAAAAGATATCAAAAACGAACTGCTGAAAACACAGAAGAATTAACATAATGAGCTGGAAAAGATATTTTAATCAGGTAAGTGACAACGAGATCTACACTCGCACAGGACGTTTGGCAGGACCAGCCAAGACCAACTACAGTTCCTATCTGCCTGATGTGTATTCAGGATCTCCCAACAGAGTGGAGAGATATGGTCAATACAACACCATGGACATGGATTCTGAAGTGAATGCTGCTTTGGACATACTGGCTGAATTTTGTTCGCAATTGAACAAACAAAACGACACTAATTTTAAACTGAATTTCAAACAGAAAGCCACCAACTCAGAAATGACCATCCTGAGACAGTATCT